GGGTTCGATTCCCGTACGGACTGTTTTACAAGTCGCATAAACACTGTGTTTGCGGCGTCTTAAAAAAATTGGTACTCAAAATAGTGCTCAAAAACTGAACACAAAAGAAAGGAGTCTGCACAAGTGCTTTAGATTCTTTTCTGAAAATGGTAGACTTGGAACGCTGTGGCGTTCTTTTTTTATGCGGTTTTTCTGCTTATTTTTTGCGGAAGAACCGTATTTTTTTATGCAAAAATATAAGCATAGGAGGGATGCGGAATGTTATTTACAGATGAAATTCTTGAAAAAATCTTAACAAGAGAAGATGTGTCAAAGGTTCCGCTTGTGTATCAGTCAGCAATGATACACGCAATCAAGGAAGTATTGGAGGAAGAGAATGTATCAGATGCAAAATCAGAATATGGCATTTAACCCAAACCCAAGCTATTCCGCTTATCAGTACAACCCAATGCAGAGGTTTCAACAGCCAGAGCCACAGATTCCGCAGATGCAACCGCAGTTTCTTGGAATCCAAGGAAAAGTAGTGCAGTCGGAATCGGCGATCATGGCGAATGATGTGCCTATGGATGGAAGCGTTGCGTTTTTCCCGATGCAGGACATGAGCGCAATCGTTGCAAAACAATGGGATGCCAATGGAACAATCAGAAAGACCGTTTACAAGCCTTTTAATGAGCAGATGGCAGATTCTTCGAGTGATGATAAAAAAATTGAAATAGGGCTATCTGACGATGCGACAAAGGCTATTACTGACAAATTGGATTGTTTGTTTGGAAAGATGGAAGAGTTGGAAGATAAGTTATCTTCGCAAACGCAAAGAAAATCTTCACGAACACAAAAGGAGAGTGAGTCTTAATGAATCCTATGCAGATGTTACAGGGAATGAGAAACCCACAGCAGTTTTTACAACAAATGATGGGGAATAACAGCGTAATGAGCAACCCTATGGCTAGAAACGCTATGCAGATGGCACAAAAGGGAGATTCCAAGGGCATCGAGCAGATGGCTAGGAATTTGTGCAAAGAAAAGGGAATTGACGCAGATAAGGCTTTTGAGTCGTTTAAAAGCCAATTAGGAATGTGATACTAATTCTTGCAAGATTATGTATATAAAAATGAATTATGGAGGTAAATTCTATGTTTAACACAGGTAATTGTGCATCCGTTCCGCTTGTCGCAAACATTGACGGAAACGGAAATAACAATGGATGGGGCGCAGAAGGCTCATGGTTATGGTTCATTATCGTTATCTTTGCCATCTTCGGATGGGGTGGATTCGGTAACGGATTCGGAGGAAACGGAATGAATGGTGGTGTCGGAAGCGAAATCCAGCGCGGATTTGATAATCAGGCGGTTGTGTCAAAACTTGATGGCATTACAAACGGACTTTGTGACGGATTCTATGCAGTGCAAACCGGCATGAATGGCATCAACACAAACATTTTGCAGACCGGATTCGGCATTCAGCAGGCTATCAATGCTGATACAGTCGCTAACATGCAGAATACAAACGCATTACAGTCACAGCTTGCAAACTGCTGCTGCGAAACAAGAGAAGCTATCCAAGGTGTAAACTACAACATGGCAACTAACACTTGCGCGTTGCAGAACACCATGAACAGCAACACGAGAGACATTATCGACAGCCAGAATGCAGGAACACGCGCTATTCTTGATTATCTCTGCAATGAGAAAATTTCTAGCTTACAGGCAGAAAATAACGACCTTCGCAGAGCAGCTTCACAGGATCGTCAGAGCGCACTGCTTACAACTCAGATGGCGGCTCAGACACAGCAGATTATCAACGCGGTAAATCCGTCTGCTATTCCGGCATATGTTGTACCTAACCCAAATGCTTATGCATATGGATGCGGATGCAACACAGGATGTGGCTGCTAAAACTAAATAATTGAGTATCTTAATTGAGTTTAACTCGATCATGTCTGCTATGCAGTATTACTTATAACCAAAGGGCAGACTATAATGTTTGCCCTTATTTTTATGGAAGAGAGGTAAAAATAATGGAAGTAACAGGAATTGCATTACAAACCGTTGCCGCTGGAGAAGATGTTGCATTTACAGAAACGGCAGTAAATGGAACAAAATGTATCGTACACAGACAGGGAAGTGGAATTATCAAGTTAAGAGGTATCACAAATCAGTGTAAGGCTAGATTTTTGGTATCGTATTCCGGCAACATTCAGATCCCGACAGGCGGTACAGTTGGAGAGATTTCGCTTGCCATTGCAGTAGACGGAGAGCCTTTACAGTCAACAAAGATGATCGTGACCCCTGCGGCAGTTGAGAATTTCTTTAATGTATCAGCACAAGCATATGTTGATGTGCCATGCGGTTGTTGCAGTACCGTAGCCGTGCAGAATACGTCCACACAGGCTATCGAGGTTCAGAACAGTAATTTGATTGCAGTAAGGGAGGCTTGATATTATGCATAAGTTTGCGAAACAGATTATGGATTGCGTGAAAGCCCACGTCGACGGCATTGGAATTGAGAATTTTGAGGGACAAAACCTTGATGATCTCAAGGATTGGACGGAGATTGCAAAGAATATCGTATGCTTTGACAAAGACTATAACATTGTTGAAGCCATGAAAAAGTCTGAAGATGAAGAAATCATGCGCATGGTGGAAGAATTTGGGGATTATCCGGGAAGAAGATATTACAATGAGTACCGGTACTCAAATGGAAGATTCGCACCGAAAGGACGCGGAACACGCAGAGGATATGTGGAACCGCCATATTATCATCAGATGCCGGAAGATTACCACGAATGGGAAAATATGCCGGAATACGACCGAATGAGAGACCTTGACAGAATGAGTATGGGAAAGATGTATTATTCAGAGCCTATGAGCGGAAATAATGGCATGAGTACCGGTACTCACGACGGGCGCGAAGGTCGTGCCGGAATGAGCCGGAGAAGCTATATCGAAACGAAAGAACTGCATCACGGAGATTCCGCTGCTGATAAGGATGCAAAGATGAAAGAACTCGAAAAGTACATGAAATCTCTTTCGGAAGATGTGACCGAACTATTTTCCGGTATGTCCCCAGAAGAGAAACAGTTGACCAAGACAAAGCTGACTACGCTTGTCACGAAAATGTAATAGAGAGGGCATTTTGCCCTCTTTGTTTGTGAGGTGGTAAATTGTTCACGATAAACAATGAAATGTGGAATTTGGTCAAAGTATCGCGTTACAGCGATATGCTACAGAGAAGTGACGGAAGTAGAACGGTAGGCATGACCGACAGGGACACGCAAACAATATATCTTGCAGATGATCTACGCGGAAAATTCCTTGACCGTGTGTTATGTCACGAATTATGTCATGCGTTTTGTCTTTCGTATAATGTATACATGGATATTGATACAGAGGAAATTGTAGCAGACTTCTTGGCTACATACGGAAGAGAAGTATTTGAAATAGCAGACAGACTATTGATTGAATTTATGGAGGTTGCATAATGGATAAAATTTCAGAACTCTTACAGTACGTGCACCGGACGAATCCGGAAATGACTAGGGAAAGGCTGATAGAAGAGTTGAGTAAAAGTGATTATTCGGCGCGGTCTTTGATTTTTACGAAAGAAAATTTTCTCCGCGCCCCAAAAAATATTTCGTAATTTTTTTGTACCCCCCTGGGGTAGCGTTTTGGGGTCAAGATTCCATTTTCACGGATTCTCAAAAACGTGTAACAAACGTGCAATTATCTTCGGCATTCCGCAAATAACACAAATGTACTATATGCTGTGCCATATATAGATAATATACTGATGATATTTGATATTATTGCCGATCACAGGCAAACGCCAGAAGACGCTTGCCCGGCTATAGTTATAGTCTAGCATAGACCGCATTTTACCACTTGTCAAGATAGTTTTTCCCATCGTACCGGCTGTAAGTGTGTGTTATGCTTTCCAACTTTTGCGTGATCTGCAACCAATCACCGCCACGTTGGGCTGTTATTTTGATTTTTGCAGATTCCACCCATTCCACGCCTTCAAATTTCGAGTATCCGCACATTTTGCCGGATTCCACAGGATAGCCAAGAGCATCCACCCGGCGCATGATTTCCCTTTTTCCGATATACTCATATTTTGCCATCTTTCCCACCTCCTTGTGTTACGTTTATTTGTCAATTTGCGCATGGAAACCGATTTCCATGTAGTCCGCGCTCCCGGAATCGAACCGGAACGGATGCACCAAACACGCGAAATAGGGCGGAAGAGTACCGCCTTAAATTACAACAAAATCCCCTTGGAATCCTGTTGTTATAATCATTTTTCCGTCAGATCTGCGGTACACAACGCCGCAACCGTCCGCAAAAGTTGAGAATACAAGCCATCCGGGCGGTGTGAGGTTTTCACCGGTTTTATAATCCAGGAATGAGTAACGCGGAATAACGCCACTTTTTTCTTGATCTAGCGCGTTGTTAATTGCTTGCGATTCTGTTACGATCTGCACACCTTTTCCCGTGTGCAAAATATATCTTTCTTCCATTTCTTATACCTCTTTCCTTTTATTTGCTCATTTTTGAGTAAAAGCCGCCGCCGGTAGTGATCCGGCGCGCATTCTCTGCGGCGGCTATTGTTCGATGATTTCAAAGCATTTTTGTATTTCTTCTAAGCTGTGGCAGCATTCCCCACCGGGATAGCGATATATAGCCATATAATCGCCGCCGCCTAGAGGTTGCATATCTTTCAAATATGCTCTATATCCTCCGTTTCCTTTTATAATCTTCGGGTATCCGTCTTTCCTCATTTTTTCAATTCTTGTCATGTCTTTATTCCTCCATATTTTCAAAATTTCCCGGTCATTCCGGTAAAAGCAAGCCGGGGAATCGAACCCCGGAAAAGCCGGCCTTGTCTAATTTATAGAATTGTGCGAACCTCATTATCATCATCGTCAAGCTCTATCAGATTAAATAAATCGTGTTTTTCTCCTAATTCGAAATACTGATTTATGGCGTCTTCTTCGTTATCTGCCAAAATCATTTCAAAATTATCGTCCTCAATTTCTGCCCTGTACCATTTCATAAAATCAACCATCCTTTCATTGTGTGCCCTGTCTCATCAGTGCAGGTGGGGCAGTTCCTGCAGACCGCCGGGTGGCGGTTTCGACTATTCGCAAATTCTGCGAAAAATTTCAATTGTAAGTTCTGCAGCAGCTCTTTTTCTGTCTGCTGTATAGCCTTTGCGCTTGCTTTTTAATGCTTTTTCTGCTTGCTTAAGGTTTCCAACTCCCCAAGATGCCGCTTTGTCGAGTTTTTTCCATTCATCCGGTGTAACTTTTACGGCTTTAAGTGTTGCAGTGTTGATCTCGTAATTGTCTTTGTATTCTGGGTGCAAATCTTCGCAAACCGGAATATATTCATGCGTTCCCATGTTTTCGCCGATATTCCAGACAAAAAAGCCAACCGGAATTTTTTCCACGATTTCGAAAACGTCCGTTTTTTCACAGAGTGTAGAAGTGCTATAGATTTTATTATTTTCAAATTTTAATGTTGTCATATTTTCCCTTTCTGGTCTGCCATCATCAGAGCCGGGAGACCATCCCGCGGCTGACGCTCCGATCTTGGAGCGTTTCGGCTATGCTATGCAGATTTCAAATACATCGCCTTGGACGTGTTCAAAATCGACTTTTTCAAAAATGCCGATTCCGTAAAAGTCGGCTGTGAGTTCCCCAAAGTGGTTATACTCAAACGAGATTCCGTTCTTTTTCAGTTCGTTGATCGCGTCACCGTTCTTTGTTGTTTCCCATGTAAAACGCATTCCCGTCTTTCTCATGTTCAAAGCCCCTCTTTCTTATCTGTTTACGATTTCGTAAATCTGTGCCAATTTGCAATATTCTTCACATTCCTTCCGTTTCGTGCACTTGGAGCAGTCATTTTCGTAAGTGCCGCAAACCTTTGTTAATTCATTTTCTAACTCTTTGATTCTTTCCATGTCGTAACCTCACTTTCGTGTTTCATTTGATATACTAATTGTACACGATAATAGATTATAATACAATTGACACAATACACGAAAATAGACGACGCAAAACAGCAGTTTATTGTGCAATATGATACATGAGAATAGACGTTGACATGGTGTGAAAAATCTATTATCATATATAAAAAGAAAAGAGGTGTGACGCATGGCAAATTATGGAGTAAACGGATATATTGACTTTTCCAAGCTGTGGAATATCTTAGATAAGAAAGAATATAATAAACAGTGGCTAAAGAATAACGGAATCCATTCTAATACTGTAGCGAAGCTGACCAAAAACGAAAATGTAACTTGTGAAGTTATATGTAATTTATGCAAACTGTTAAATTGCCAGCCGGGCGATATTATGGAATATAAAAATAATTAAAATACATGAAAATAGACTATTGACATATACACGATAATAGACTATAATACAACCATAGCAAAGAGATAGAGCAAAGGCGAAAGCCAGGAAAGGGGAACGGCATATGAAGATCAAAGGAATCGGAACAATCAGAAAAGAAGATGCAATGAGCATCCTAACAAGAGAGGGAAGAAAAGCAGTAAAGAGTGGAGATATTACACTGGAAGAGCTTGGCGATATGTACAAGCTCGAAATGGTCAAGAGATCATCCAAGATCGGACGGAATAGCGATACATTCCGGGAATCGTATAAGTGGATTCCGGAAGATCTGAAAGAAGAGCTTACACCGGAACAGCTTGGAAGGCTCACAGATGCATTTCATGAATGCTACGGAGCAGGGAAGAACGCATAAGAAAGAGAGGAAAACATAATGAAGAACTACAAAGAGTACGAGAAAAGGTTTATAGGGGCAAGCGATATTGCGGCATTAATACTTGTTGGATGCGACGAAAACGGCTTGAAAACAAGCACTCTTGATTTTGGCGAAGACGGAAGTTATATGGCATACGTCGTTGACGAGGACGCGGAGATAGGTGCACATTATAAAAAAGTCGCTGATTTTAAGCACTGGCTCAAGATTTATGATGACGATGAATTGACATACCGGATTAATGCACAGGAGATAAATATATATCGCGCCGGAGATTTTGGCTGTATTATACAGACGATCGGCAAACATTAAAAGAAATCGAGTGGGAAAGATTAAAATCTAACCCACTCATTTTCATCACTGAGAATATAATTATTTCAATCCGTGTATCCGGGGATCGCTCCAGATACCACGCGCAGAGCATCCACAACGCGCGACACAAAACATAAATTAAATGTTTTGCTTTTACTAAAAAGACTATTGTTTCAATCCGTGGTCGCCGGGATCGCTGGCGGCACCACAGCGGCAAGCATCCATACCGTGCGACATATCTATAGTTTATCATCGGATCGGACAAAATGCAAGTAAATATTTTCAAACAAAGGGCGGCTTTTCCGGCTGCCTTTTCTTTTTGCCATGTCCAAAACCAACAACGCATCCGGGAATATCTTGCAAAATCTCCAAAAAACCGTAAATAAACTATAAAACTTTTCTTAAATTTTTATAAACAAGGCTAGCTGTGTTAGGTCTTTGATAAGTTCAAAAATGATAGAATAGTATCAGTTTTTGGTAAAAATCGTCTGACAATCGTCTGACATAACACGACACAATCGTCTGACGTCGCTTTTTCAGAACTATGTTTCTCTTTCTCTCTCTTTTTCTTAATCTTTTAAATTAATAATAATATACTGTATCTAAAGCCTATAGGTTGTAGAGTAAGTGTATATCCGCATATGCGTGCGGCGTAAGTATATAATACCACCGTAAAAAAATAAGGCTTGACTTTAAACCCGGAAATAGTGTATACCAAAAGCAGAGAGAAATAAAACGGATTGGAGGTGTGAATATATGCAGGATGTAGAGAGCGTAGATCTTACAAGCCTTATAGTGGATCTAGGTACAGTACAGGTATACACATCAACTGTGCAAGATTTAATAGACAACGCTTGTATAGAATTTCACATCGAAGATTTACTAAAAGCCGGACAGAGACAATGGAAAGCTGTAATGCAGTATGTTGGTATGCATCTATTCCCGGATACATCGGTACTAAAAGACAAGAGTCTAAAACCTCTTGGTAATGCAACCATACCGACTAACTGCAATAGATACGATAGAGAGGTATTATATAAGCTTTGTGATTATTATATATATATATCCAATGTCTACAGTAAGCTAGTGAGTACAGTAGCATTCAGTTATTTTTGTAATATACCGACAAACACAATGGATATATGGGCTAGTGATGAACCAAGTTCGCTGACTTTCAAGATGTGGCAAAAATTGCAGCGATCCCGTAAGGATTGTATCCTAGATCGTGCATATGATTCCAATAGCCCCGTAGGCACTATGTTCGTGGGAAATAACGAGTTTGGCATGAATCAGCCCGGCATCGGAGATAATGCCACACAAAGAAGGGCAATTACAGCGCAGGAGTTGCCAAGACTGGACGAGAAAAAGAGCCAAGAATTGCACGCAATTGATACACAATTTGTCGGTGTGGCTGTAAATAATACGGTTTAAATTGTGTGTGATTATTCTACAATTCACAAACGCAGTAATACCAATGGTTGTAGCACTTTAACTATTCGTGAACTATTCGGAAAAGTTAGGTTTTGCGAATAGTTACAAGGGCATTATAGGAATTGTGCTAAAACAATTTGATTTTCACACAATGACAACAAAACGAAACGGAAAATATTTTAGATTTCCATGTTTGCAAGAAAAGGATGGGGAGGCGGTCTGACAGAAAGACCACCGGGCGGCTACTAAGTCCCTTAAATACCTCAAAAAATAAAAAGCCACTTACAACACCCATTGACTTTCACCGTAAATAGGCTATAATAAATTTATAACAATTCACTTTCACGTTGCGAATCGCAACTACATTTCCAAAAAATTTTTAAAAACAAAAAGAGGTAAAGCACTATGAGGACATTGATTGAGTATATCCGTTCATGTCTCTGTAAGCATGATTGGGAACTTTTGTTCAATACAGACATCATGGATGGCGATAAGTTGTTTAATAGCATAAAAGTGTATCGTTGCAGGAAATGTGGGTTAGCAAAGCGATACAAGGCTAGATAGGAGAGCAAATATGTTAGATGCCAATAGTTGTTGTGGCACTTGCGAATACAGCACATATGACAAGGTTAATGGTTATGTTTGCGTGAATGACAAAAGCGATTATGTCGCTGATTTTGTTGAATACAGCCATTCATGCGATTTCTGGGAACAGAAACGGAGAAAACGGAAATGAAGAAAAGAGTATTAGCAATTATCCTTTGTATGACAATCGCGTTAGGTGTTGTTGGATGCAGTTCAAATAACTGCCGTAATAGTGCTGAAGAACACATTCTTGAAACAATAGGTGAAGACACAGAGTATGAGATTTTTTACGATAAGGACACAAAGGTTATGTATTGTAGGGCATACAGGGGCGGAGTTACTCCAATGTATAATGCAGACGGTACATTGAGACTTTACAATGAGGATTCAAACAATGAATGAAACATTGATGAAAACCGAGTATTCCACAGCTTTTGATGAAAAACGCAAAGGTTTGATTGAACAGTCATATTACAAATACGGACCAGCAAGAATGAATTTTGCAAACGGGAATGTGGATGCAATCGAAAGTTTGAAAATGTGCCTTGCCAAGTTTGAAGAGACCGGAAACCTTGAATATCTGTGTGACGTTGCGAATTATGCTATGTTCCGGTTTATGTTTCCACAACAAGGCGAATACTTCAAACATACGAATTCTGATGAATCTGCCGGACTTTTCGGCATGAGCGTGAATGAAATGGAACGATTCAAACAGGAACACAGCTTTGAGGATGGGGGGATATTGATATGATTTTAAATATAATCGCTACGGCGACAGATGTCCTCGTAATGCTTGGACTTATGGGAGGACAGGTAAAACAAAAAGACAATTCAAACGCAATTGGTTATTTGCTTTCATACGCGATCTTTGCAATGAATATTATGGTCATTTGGAAATGATGGGCTATCGCCAAGCGGCAAGGCACAGAATTTTGATTCCTGTATTCCGGGTTCGAATCCCGGTAGCCTAATTGGTTGCATGCTGACGTTTCATGTAGCCACGTATGTTTTTCATATGTACTTGAACCCTTGGTTGAGTGTTTCAGGCATTGGGTTCCTCCTTTCCACACCAGGATGATTCTGTTAAGGGCGGTGTGAGACCGTCCGGTGGTGGTCGCCGCAGATAGCGGCATTTGATGTAAGCCTATATGGTGTTGAATGATGATCGTTCCGTAATTTGCTGACGAGCAATCCATATAGCAGTCAGACTTGAAAGCTTGGGCGTCTATCCCACGGCGCCTAAATTTTCAAAAATATAATTCCACATATGGTTAGGCAGCGGCAGAATGGGTATTGCAGGAAAAGAATCCTATCGGTAAGAGTGCTACCAAGTGACAGACGGGCGATCATCCGTAGTCAGCAACAACACCTTTTTAGAAACCGATAATGCAAGGTTCAAATCCTCACCCACCTACTCGGTCAAATTATGCTGTCTGCTTGCAGGCGGTCTATGTTTTGGCTGTATGATACCACGGGCAATTATACTGTGGCGCAGAGGCATCAAGACCTCGAAATGGAAGCATTAAGACTTCGTTAAGTAGCAAAAACGATGGGTATTCCTGCTGAATCATCGTTAAAACAAAACAGGATAGTGCCATGCATGGCACGAAAAATTATTATTGCTAACCGTCTTATGGCGGTTCTGGGGAAGCGGCAACGATTGGCGGTGTTGCGGCTGACTGTAAATCAGTTCCCGAGTGGTAAACATTGGAGGTTCAATTCCTCTCTTCCCCACTTGCAGAAATAAAAATAGAGCGTAAGATACGGTAGCGGTGCAAGGTGCTTTGTAAATGTACAAGTCGGGTAAACAGCCGGGAGGCACCCTACCGATAAACAACAGAAAATCATAACGCCTGTCCCTATTAGTAGGTGCCGACTAACTGTTGCATAGTATCTGTTTCTGCAATCAAGCAGTGTTCCCATAATGGAATTGGAGCCGGTTGCTATCCGGTCGGGCGTTTATTCGCCTTGTAGGTTCGAATCCTGCACACTGCGCTTGCCCGAAATCGGGCGTTGATGTGTGGCGGAATGGGTAAACGCTATGAAATGTCTATTGCAAAATGCAATACAGAGAAAGTGTTTCTCAGGGACATTATGAGAAAGTAAATCTTTTCTGCGAGGTTCAAATCCTCGCCACATCAATTCCTTATCTCCACTTAGTCGGGTGCTACTGCAATAGTTCCGGTCGATGGGAGACTTATGGATGGTAGCGGCATAATTGGTAACAGAAAACCCCTCCGTGATTAGAAATTGCAGATTTGAAAGCGGTTGGCATGGTTTGATCTGACAGGGTTCGATTCCCTGTGTCGCTATTCGATGGTTGATATTTACGCAAAATGGGGTGTGAGTATGATAAAAACATTATGGAATATTTATATCAAACAAAAGACACGGAATCTCACGAGGATTCCGATTTTTGCTATGATTGAGGTACAAAATATGACAAACTGCGTGAATTGTGGCGCACCAATCGAAACAGATAAAAAGGTGTGCCCTTATTGCAAAACTCCATATGATGTAAGCGGATTCAAGGCTGAAATAGGGGAAATGTTCGGAGAAATCACGATTTGTGGGAAAACAAGCAGAGTATATCTAGAAAATGTAGAACGCAAGCAGTTATTAAACAGCGAACCATATTTTGATACAGATGGCATTTTGCATCGTGAGATTCCAAAAGAAATAAGAAAATTTACTTTGATTGAGGTGTAATATGTGTGATTTTTGCAAAGACATAGGAATCGGAATACCGGATTGGGATTTCCTTACTCTGGATAAAAACGGAAAAGTACCGTCCGGTAATAAAATAGAAATTCGGAAAATTGCAGACAAACACGCGCTTGTTTTTACGAATAGTGCCGGAGAATACGGCGCAGGAGCGATAAATATTGCGTTTTGCCCTATCTGTGGTAGAAAGCTGGTGTAATAATGAAACCATTAGAAAAAATATTTTTTAGAGCTTGCGTGAATGAGCAGAAAAGAAAATTGCCTTCAAGCAATCGAGAATTGAGCATAAGAGCTATTGGGAATATTTTTGAAAGGCTTGGATTCTCATATAAGCAGTTAATGTATTATGTCAGAAAGTGGTCTGACAGGGGATTTTATGATTACGGAACAACGCTTGATTTGGGATGGTTTGAATTTGACAAACTGACCGGAGAATATAAACGGATTTATGATTCTATGACAAGTACGGACGGATGGAAAGATGGAGAGTTGGCAAATTATATTGTCAGCAATTCTTTTAATCGAGATAGAATAACACCACTTGATATTCTGTATATGTACGGATTGGTTTGAAAGGCGGTGGAATGATGGTTACACAGAAAGATGTCCACAATAGTATAGTTGTAAATGCAAGCGTTTGGCAGAAAAGATATTTATCATTACAATGCGGCGGAAGCGTTGAAAAGATAAAGGAAGTCGAACAGGCAATGGCTAATATGATTAACGGCATTAGCAAGGCTCTTGAAAATAGCGGAACAGATTATTTGAATAAACTTGATTTGTAAGCGAGGGATTTTATGAAACATCAAAAAGAATGGCGCACCTGTGACAGGTGCGGTGCTGAAATTGAAAAAGGAATACTGTGCGGAAATTCGGTTACAAGAAACGGCGTTTTTAATACCACATACGACTTGTGCTATAAATGTATGGAAGATTTTGAGGAGTTTATGAGAAATGACTGTAAATATGGGAACCAAAACCTATGAAATGAGCCGCAAGCAGACAAAAGCTATCCTTGGAACGGCTAAGGAACTTGCAAATTGCAACATATACGGCATTGAAAAAGGTAATGTGGTGATTATGCTGAATGAAAAGTATGAGGACGATATGAGCCTTAAAAAAGCCGTAGAGGAGTATAAAAAGAAAGGGTTCAAGGTGCATTGGAAATGAAGAAAATACCAGCATTGTTTGAGGAATTGATTTAAGGAGTGATAATTGATGGAATTTCAATACAGAAAAATGGTGCAGGAGATAGCTGACATGGCATTGGACAATGCCACAATCAACAATATTCCGTTTCGTGAATGGATTTATAATGTAAATAATGCTTATGCAAATAAAAAATGCAATCTGACTTCTTGTCGATACAATGCAGATGGCAAGTGTACCAATGATGAGAAGAGAAAAGAGTGTATTGAGGTTTGCGAAAAAGTGCTATGTATGAATTGAAAGGAGATTTTATGAAGAAGAAAATTTTAGCAATTGCATTAGGATTGACATTGTGCTTTGGAATGACCGGATGCGCATCGTGGGACAGATTTGTGGTAGACATGAAAAGCGATGCAAATGGCGGTATGCAGAGAACCATTACTGTATACACAGCAGATGGTAAAGAACTTGCAACATATAAAGGCAAGATTGACCTTAGCACAAACGATGGTGGATATGTTAAGTTTGATTTTAACGGCAAGAGATATATCTATTACAATTGCTTTGTGGAAAGCGTTGCGGATATAAAATAAATAACAATTCAGACCAAGAAAATAGTCTTTAAATAATTTCCGAAATACTAAGAGGTGCGTACAATATTGGTGTGCTAAGAATAGCTTTTACTACTGACTACGCATATTAGCGGCTAACAAATGGAGTTAGTCGCTAACCTAAAAACAGTTATAGGCAGAGGTCAAGGCACTTCTGCTTTTTGCGGAGGTGCTTTTTATTTGGCTTCAAAGCAGTTAATCAATGCAGTAAATGGATATGAAAACTACATACAGAGAAAAGGCGTTGATGAACAGGTAATAGATGCCCTTTTGAAAGCGTGCAATGTGGCGATTCGGACGGAAAAAGACGTTGACTATGGATTGACTATAACCGAAAGAACAAAGGCTTTAATCAACGAATATACGCAGAAAAACGCGGGTGGTAGCATATGGGAACTTGAACGATATGCGCAGGATCACGACATTAAAGGCGGATACAAACTTGTGGATCAGTTCTATGAAGTCTTGCGATTAGAGAGCTTTTATCGTTTCGAGAGCTTTATTTACTTTATGGAGCGCAAAAGAAATTGGAGTAAACGGTTTTATTATCCACGCCGCAAGACACTGAATATAGTCGCTCAAGATCTTGAAGATTTGGAAAACCGGAAGATTAAATTTTACGGATTGTCAATGCCATCGCGTGTCGGTAAATCGACTATCTGTATTTTCTTTCTTGCGTGGGTAGCTTTGCGCAGACCAAACAGCCATAGTGCTATGGGCGGTCACTCCGGTATTTTGGCAAAAGGATTTTACAAAGAACTGATAAATCTTTTTACCACGGAAGAATATACGTTTGCTGAACTTTTTGCTTATTGGCATCCGGAATACGCAAACGCATCAATTCCGACAGACAAGAGCGCGGACGAATTTACGATCACGCTTGGAGATCCGGACAGATTCGCAACCGTAACGTGCCGTGGTATTGATGGAACATGGACAGGAGCGGTCGATGTTTCAAAAGACGGATATTTATATGTCGATGACTTGGTTCGTGATCGAGAGCATTCATTAAGCCCTACTCGAATGGAAAACACATACCAAGAGTACCTAAACAAGATGGTTGACCGTAAAAATGACGGTGCAAGAGAATTGATGGTTGGTACTCTTTGGAATGTTTTAGATCCATTGGAGCGCATGAGAAAGCAATATGAACATGATCCACAATACCGATTCCGTAAGATTCCGGCACTTAATGAAAATGACGAAAGCAATTTCGCGTATGAAATCAACGGATTTTCCACGGAATACTATCGGGATATGCGAGATAAGCTTGATAATGCCGAATGGATGGCTAAGTTTATGCAGCAACCATATGTCCGCGAAGGATTGCTTTATACGGATTTGAGACTATTTAACGGAATCCTACCGGACGGAGATTTCCGACGCATCGGAGTTGTGGATGTTGCCTGGGGCGGTGGCGATAGCTTGTCAATGCCGATTGGAGCAGAATATGAAAACGGTGATGTTTATATTTACGATTGGGTATTCAACAAAGGCCCGAAAGAGGTAACAATCCCTCTTGTTGTTGGACGAATTATCGGGAATGAGATTAGGCAGACAAGATTTGAGGGAAATACCGGAGGAGATCTGTATTGCCAATATGTAGATGAAAAGTTGCAGGAACAGGACTATAAATGCTCATGTACAAGTAGAAAAGCACCAAATAAGGTTGAGAAGTTATCGAAGATCATAGCATATTCCGGTGATGTTAAGAGAAAATTCATATTTCTTGATATGCACCGACCGACGCAGGAACAAATGAAGAAAGATTCAGATCTTGGAGTAACAAGATATTATAGAAATGACGAATATCAAGCGGCTATGGATGAACTCTCTATGTTTGTAAGTATTGGCGGTAATGAACACGACGATGCAGCAGACGGTTTAACTCAGCTTGAAATGTTTATAGATAACCCAAACAATACAGCAAAGGTAGAAGCAGCAGTAAACCCATTTAGGAGGTATTAGGATATGACAACAGACAAATATCTTTCACAGATAAGCAGAATTGACCATGCGATTGCAAATAAGCTGGAAGAAATCAAAAGGCTATCCGATATGGCAACATCTATATCCATATCCCCGAAAGAGGTGGATGTGCAATCATCCGGCAATCCCGACAAGATGGGGGGCGCGGTATCGAAAATTGTTGATTTACAGAATGAGATCCAGACGCTTGTAGATGAATTGGTTGATAAAAGACGAATTATCATATCGCAAATCGACAGTATGGATAATACAGATGTATATATCGTGCTTTCATCACATTACGTCAATGGGAAAGATTGGAACTTGATTTCCGTTGAGATGAAATATTCCTACAGGAACATTATGAAACTTAGGAAAAGAGCATTGCAGGAGTTTGAAAGACGTTATGGACAGCTTTACTCTGGAAAGAGTGCATAAAAGTACACAATAGTTCACACTCTTTCACAACATTTCCTAAAACTTGCATGGTATACTAAAAGAGTAGAAAAAACAAAATCCTACAACCCCAAAAGCATATAACCCGTAAAAAGCACTGTCAGAAATGGCGGTGTTTTTTATTTACAAGAAAGAGGTTGCTATGAAAAAAGTAACTATATATTGCCCGGATTGTGGAAGAATTGCCGGACATTATGATGGGAGATCTACGATAGATCATCCGTGTAAATGTAAAAAATGCAATCATATTGTGATTTATCGCGTGGCAACAGGCAAAATTGAAACAAAGCCAATACCAAAACGCGCTTGCAGTAGTGGAGTTTTATTTATATGAATACACAGTATTTTCATGACCTTGTAAAAGGCAGATATGGAAGAAAAATTGCATATGCTAACGTAGAACAGATCACGGCAGACAATATCGTAAATGTTGTCGGAAACTGCATTGGTGCATTTTATTTCAACAAGACGATCATCCGTTATTTGTGGAACTACTACAAGGGCGACCAGCCTGTATTGTACCGAACAAAGGTGCAAAATGCGGACATAACCAATAAGGTGTCTGAAAACCATGCCTATGAGATTGTTCAATTCAAGGTTGGTCAGACTTACGGTGAGCCAATTCAGCTTATCAGCAGGAAAGATGATGATCGGATAAACAATGCAGTTGATGAATTTAACGATTATCTAACCGATGCTAATAAGCAGGAAAAGGACATTAAGGCAGGAGAGTGGCAATCAGCAACCGGAACATCATTTAAGGCGGTGCAGATTATAAAAAATGGAGATATGCCATTTAGAATTGTTGCACCGACACCAATGAATACGTTTGTTATCTACAGCCAATCCACAGAAGAACCACTTTTAGCAATCCAAGAGCTTAAGGATGCCGATGGACAGATGTATAAACTCTGCTACACGGACTCTTACGAATGCAAGATTGTAAATGGAGAGGTTCGAGATTGGCAACTGCATGGTTTTGGTGGAATCCCGATTGTTGAGTTCCCGAACAACCATGAGCGCATTTCTGATATTGAGCTTGTAATCGGACTATTGGATGCAATCAATACAATGCAGTCAAACCGAATGGATGGCGTTGAGCAGTTTGTTCAGTTTTGGATAAAGTTTGTAAATTGCGACATTGACCCGGAAACCTTTGAAAAAATGAAGATTTCCCATGCGCTGACGGTAAAATCCAACAATGAACAGAATAAATCAGATGTTGACATTATGACACAGGAGCTAAATCAGACAGAGTGCCAGGTTGCAAAGGATGATTTGTGGGATAATGCACAGTCCATTCTTGCCATACCGAATAAGAACAACAATAATTCCGGTGGAGATACACAGGGAGCGGTTGAACTTAGAAACGGATGGGATTTCTCAAAGTCGAGAGCCAAACTGAAAGACCCAATTGTAAAGTCGGCTGAAAAAAGACTTGCGAAAGTTGTTCTGAATGTGATTCGCATACAAGATCACGATTTGGGACTGAGTTTGCGCGACTTTGATGTTCAGATTAACCACAGCCCACAAGACAATATGTATACCAAGTCACAGACATTATATCAGCTTTTACAAGCCGGTATTCATCCGCTTGTGGCAATTAAATCTGTCGGGCTTTGGGGAGATGCGGAAAAGACATTCCTGTTGTCAAAGCCATACTTGGATAATCTGTGGAAAACGATTGATGATGTAGAAGCACAGGAACAGAAAGCACAAGAATTGATAAATAAAATGAATACAGATGGCACACGGAGCCAGACAAACAAAGATAAGACGGTCACCGAGTAATCGGTGGCTGTTTTTATTTTATAAAAATTCGCAAAGTTGTGAGCGTAAAAATCAACAATGTCGTTCGGTGTCGTTGCACCGTATAAAAATTCGTATGACATATCGGAGGTAATGAATGAAGAGAGAAGATCTGATTGCTATGGGATTAAGCGAGGAAAACGCGGACAAGATCATGGCAGATTACGGAAGTTCCGTACAGAAAGCCAAAGCAAGGGTTGACGAGTACAAGACAAAGGCTGACAAAGCTGAAGAGTTGCAGAAGCAACTCGATGATATTGAACAGGGAAAGCTCACGGAAGTCGAGCAGGCAAATAAGAACCTCGAAAAAGCCAATGCGAGAATCGCGGAACTTGAAAAAGCACAGGCAATAGCCACGCAGAGAGCCGATGCCGCATCTAAATTTAATGTTACCGCAGAACAGGCAGCGCAGATTGTAAAAGACGATGGCAGTTTTGATTATGACGTTCTTGGAAAGATTATCTCTGAAAAAGAGACCGCCGCAGCGCAAGCCAAGGAACAGGAGATTGCAAATGGCAGTACGAATCCGGGCGGTGGCACGGCTGGCGGAAATAAAGCTGGTGCAGACAATAAGACAAATGCTGAAAAGATAGCAGAAAGCCTTATATCTAATGCGCCTAAGAACAATGACGTTTTATCACATTACATTCAACAATAACAGGAGGTAAGAAATGGCAAAGGAAATGAATATGCAGTATGAAAAGACTTTATACGCAGGAGATGTTCAGATTTTAAAGAGAGAGCCTAATGAAGCAATCCCATTAACACTTGATTTTTCAACGGTAACAGAAAAGGATGCGAATGGAAAGAAGATTGTAAAGGCTGGTACACCGGTAAACAAGTCAGGAGTGGCTGATAATACAGCAACAGCAATCGGAATCTTAAGATTTGATGTAACAGAAGACAGACCACAGGGAGTAGCACTTAAAAAGGCATATCTTAATACAAAGGTAGCGGAAGCACATTCCGGCGTTACATATGACGCAGCAGTTAAGACAGCTCTTCCAATGATTGTATTTGAATAATAACAGGAGGTAAATAGATGTTAATTAATGAAGTATTAGACAGTAAGTCTATCGCATTATCGGCAACAGAAAACGCTAGTAATCAGATACCTTATCTTGGTTTACAGTGGTTTCCAGAAAGAAAGAAGCAGGGGCTTGATTTAAGCTGGATTAAGACACATAAAGGACTTCCGGTTTCTCTTGCACCATCTAACTTTGACACAATTCCAACTCTTAGAGCTAGAGGTGGATTAAGTAAGGAAAAAACGCAGATGGCATTTTTCCGTGAGGGAATGACAGTTGGTGAAGAGGAAATGCTTGAAATTGAGCGTATTCAATCAGAAGACGACCCTTACATTGCAAGTGCTTTATCAAGCGTATATGACGATACTAATAACCTTGTAAGCGGTGCGGAAGTCGTACCGGAGCGTATGAGAATGTCACTTCTTTCTACAAATGCAGGTCATCCGGTAATTGCTATTGTAAGCGATGGCGTTCAGTATGCTTACGATTATGACAAGGATGGTTCATACGCAAAAGACCATTACGCAAAGCTATCCGGCACAAGTATGTGGAGCGATACAGCTAATTCAAAACCACTTACAGACCTTAACAATGCGAGAAAGAAGTTACAGAAGCAAGGCAAGATTGCTAGATATGCGCTTATGAACAGCAATACATTCCAATATTTGCTTGATAATGCACAGATAAGAAACTCAATCCTTGCACAGAACCTTACAGCAACTATTGAGGTCGATGATGATACTGTTATTTTAGTAGTGCAGAAGAGAACAAAGCTCACTATCGTACTTTACGATAAGATGTACATTGATGATGATGGCAAAGAGCAGTACTTCTACCCGGATAACAAGGTTACACTTCTTCCAGAAGGCAGCCTTGGCAGCACTTGGTTTGGCACTACACCGGAAGAAAGAACTGCAAGACAGGTAGCTGATGTTGATGTAACAACATATGGTGTAGGTATTACAGTCGCTACAAAGACAGAGTATGGACCACCTATGAAAATGTCAACATTTGCATCTGAGGTTGTACTTCCATCATACGAGAATATGGATAGCACATTTGTATATGAGGTTCATAGCGAAGAGTAGGGGGGTGCAACTATGAAATATCCATATATAGTGATTCATAATGGTAAATGGTACAACGCAGGAGAAGAGGTGCCGGAGAGTAATTCTCCGGTATCTTCCGTTGGATATACAAAGACCGAAATCAACAGAATGAGTACCGCAGACTTGCAGAAACTTGCCGCAGAGCAGGGAATTGAAAACGCACAAGCAACAAGCGGTGCGGAACTGAAAGAAATTCTGATTGCAAAATTTAATCTGTAGGAGATCGCTTATGTCATACACGCTTGTCGAACAAGTAAAAATTCGTTTAAAACAATTTCATATAGAAGAGGTAGAGGACGAAACGACCGGAGAAAAGTCCGATAAAGTTGTGTTTGATGAAAAAGAATGTAACCCTTTGATTGAACAGCTTTTAGAGCAGGCAAGAAAAGAGATTATCAGCAGACGGAACTATCCGGACACATACACGCAAGACCAGATTGACAGTGATGTTAAGAACTATGAAAACATTATGGTCAATTTGGCAGTGTACGACCGGTCACAGGCAGGAGAAGCATACATGGCAAGTTTCTCCGAAAACGGCGTGAGCAGGACATGGAAAGACCGTGAAAGCCTTTTTGCTGGTGTATTTCCGTTTGTTAAAGCTATGTAAATATCGCCTATAGGGCATTAAAGAAGATTGAGCGTGACCATTATGGTTGCAGGCGGCGCACATTAAGCGGTGGTGGGCAGTGCGTCAAAAGGAGATTCAAATGAAAAGTATTTTGATTCAAACTTATCTTGTGGCACTTCCGATAGTGCTTGGGTATATAGTTTGGCTTCTTAAGCAACAAAAGAAAAGCAGGGATGCGAACAGCAAAGGAACAATGCTTCTTTTGCGCGTCCAGCTCATTGAATACCATGCAAAGTACACCAGAATCGGAGAAATACCGTCATATGCCTATCAGAACTTCTGTGAGATGTATGATGCGTACCATGCGTTAGGTGGAAACGGAATGGTTACGAAAATGAAACATGAGATTGAAGAGATTCATATAGGGAAAGGAGATAAAAGCCATGAGGAATTGGAAGGATTGGACTAAGAAAGCCGGAATCCGAGCAATCAAGACTGTTGCGCAGGCGGCGATTGCAGGAATTGGAACGGCGGCATTTATGGGCGCGGTGGATTGGAAATACGTTCTTTCCGCATCAGTCCTTGCCGGAGTGTTATCACTTCTGACGAGTGTTGCCGGAATCCCAGAGGAAAACACCAATGCTTGACATTAACAAGCAGAAAATGAAATATTCGCAATCCGGTCAGAGGGTATTCATTCCACAAACTGACGAAAATGGAGATATTGTCTATGAAGGGTACAAGGATTCCGATGGAAACTTTGTACCTTATTTAGATTCCGAAGGCAACAAGATTCCAAAAGGCGAGGAAGTTGAAGGGTTTTCAGAACCTACGACATTCCAAGCCAATATCAGCAATAAGCTGTCGGAAGCCCTTGTGAAAGAATTTGGAATTGATGATAGTACATCATACTGTCAGCTTGTCACGGATAAAGGATATTTGCCACTGAAAGCCGGTGATGTGGTGTGGAAACGTTCGGAAGTCAAGCGCACTGATGATGGATTAGTGGATTCAGAAACCGCAGATTACATCGTAAAAGGCGTTGCTGATGAAGGACTGACAACGGATTTGTTTCTTCTTCGGAAGAATATTAAGTAGGTGATTGCATGAAAAAGAAACCTATTTCAATGACACTATCCACTAAGTCCATACAAGACGCTATAAAGAAATTAGAACAGTACCGCGATAGTTTACAGGCTAAATGCGATTTACTTGTTTCTAGGCTTGCACAGGAAGGTCAGACAGTGGCAATACAACACATATCGGAATCGCCAATAGGAAACACGATAACGGTAAGGGTAGATAAAGCACCACAGTTAATGACCTCGAATGCGATTCTGATTGCAACCGGAAAAACGGTAACGTCAGAAGATAGAGAACCGTTCTATACTTTGCTTGCGGTAGAGTTTGGAGCCGGTATTTTTTATAACTCCAAAGAGAACCCGAAAGCACCGGAACTTGGATTCGGTGTCGGCACATATCCGGGGCAAATACACGCTTTTGAAGATGGTTGGTACTATTGGGACGATAAGACCGAAACATGGCGTTATACCCACGGTATCAAAGCCACAATGCCTATGTACAATGCGGAACAACAGATTATTCAACAGTATGTAAAGATTGCAAGGGAGGTATTCGGTGGAAAATGAGTTAAACAGTTGGGCGCTTGATTTTGAAGATACCTTATGTTCCCTTTTGAAATCGTACATGGAAAGCAAGGTAAAAGGAATTAAAGTGACGCAAGATGAAGAATCGGGTGGCACCGCAACATTCCCGACGCTTTTAGTCAGACAAATCGGTGGCACAGAAGCCGGACGAACGAATGAAGCAAAGACAATCAATGCAATTCGCCCAACATTTCAGATCACAATTACAAACAAAGGTTCAAGAAAAGCAACTAAGGACATCGCAGCATATGCGGTGTCTTTTTTTAAGCAACAAATGTTTGAGGTATCAAATGTAATCCCAACAATTTCCAAGCAAGTGCGAACGGTTACATTCCGCGCAACTCGCGTAATTGGAAACATTGAGCATTTAGATCAGCTATAAGCAGAAAGGAAGTAGAAAATATGGCATCAACAAGTTATAAAACGCGTGTCATTGTAAAAGAGCACACGGAAAAACAAGCTGACTTTGCAGGAACATACAATCTTTTGGTTGCGGCTAAGTCAGTTCCAAGTCCTGCATCACCACCAAACACTGTTGAGTCAACCACAATGGAAGATGACCAGCAGACTTTTGAAAAAGGAATTAAGACTTCTGATTCAAGAGAAATCACAGGAAACCTTGAAAAAGAATATCTTTCAAAGGTGGATGGATATGGAGATAAAAAACTTGATATTATCCATCTGTACGGAACGGACGGCATTGGCGGTGTAGCGAAGTACGCATATGTAGGAACTGCAACAGCCACACCTAACGATGTAGGTGGAAACGATGAAATCCTTGAAATGACGGTAACAGTTATTCCAAGTACAGCATCAGAGCTTGTTACAGATAAGCTGAAAGTCGTTGATAATAACGATGGAACATTCACCGTAACAGTGGTGGGGTAAAAAGCCTATCGGACGAGCAATCGACCGCACCGGTAGGCGAGGATGAACGGTCGGTAGCAGAACTTGAAGCAATATAAAATAAGCAACAATGGGGCGGTGGCAACACTGCCCCTTGCCAATATAGGGCAGAAAGGCAAGGTAAAACATGAAAGTTAAATTAGGTGGAAAAGAATATACAATTCAGTTTGCAACAAGACCATCGTTAAAATCACATATCTTACAGGATATTATGAAGACACAGGACATGGAAGATATTTCCTCTATGGAAGATATTCTTCTTGAAACGCTTCCTAAGACACTTCTTGTGGGATTGCAGATGCATCACAATGAAGAATTTGGATATGATTACAAAACAAACGAAGGCTACGATGAGCAGCTTGAGAAGGTGTCTGACATTCTCTATGATGCGATTGATACAAACGAGATTAACTGCATGGATTTATTCGCTGATATGCAGGAGGAAATGATGACAAACGGTTTTTTAGCGCAGATGATGGAGTCGATAGAGAAAGCGCAGGCACAGGAGAAGAAAAAGACCCCATCCAAAGCGAAAGCCAAGAATTAACATGGGAATATTACGTTGCGGAAATCCGTCCGTTTTACCTTATGGTAACGAAAGGCTACGGATTTTCCGTTGATGATATAGATATGATGAATCCAGAGTTGCTTAAGCCTTATGTGGATGCATATAAGGCAGAATGGAAGCAACGCGACATGGAAATGTATATGTGGTTCGGCAGATATGCAACGTCAGCATTTGTGACCGCAATAGACGCGACATTCGGCAAGGGTAATAGTAAGTACGTGAAAGAAACTTGCTATGATTCCATCGAAAAGCATAATACGGACGATCCCGATGCTGAGATACGAGAAATGCTTAAGGCGGAAGAAGCATGGGCGGCTGAATCAAGGAAATCACATTTACCAAAGCCAAAGATAGTTTAAGAAAAGAGGTATTGCTATGGCAGTAATTATCGGAAGTGCTAGGCATGATGAACACGGAAACTGCTATTCTGGCGGAAAAGCCGGAGACCAGACCGGACAGGAAGTGTCTACGCAGAAGTTTTATAACCATTCTAAGGGATGGTACGTGCTAAGGGCGAAGGACGATAGGGTTGCGGAGAAGTTAGCCGAAGCTATGCAGATTGCATCTGACAACAAAAATATCGGCTATGACCAATCGGAACGCTACGGAGTCATTAAACATGGCATTAACACAAAGGTCAAGACGGAATGTGATTGTTCTTCTCTTGTGCGTGCCTGTATTATCTATGCATCCGGCAAGGATGTGGGGGATTTTAATACATCTAATGAACGACCGGTAATTTTGAAATCCGGTTTGTTTGATGATATGGGTTCTTATCATGCCGGGTTTATTCTTCGCAACGGAGATATTCTTGTGACACGCATAAAAGGGCACACAGTTATTGTTGTAAAAGGCACAAAGAAATGCAAAACCAAGTATTATCCGAAGTATACCGGAAATTCCGGTTCAATCGTTGAAGCATTAAAAGCGGTTGGGGAAGATGATGTGTCGAAAGAACATCGTGCGGAAATCGCAAAAAAGAACGGATTTTCCAATTTTAAGTTTACATCAGAGGAAAATTCAAAGATGATTTATCTTCTGAAAAAGGGAAAACTGAAAAAGTAATTCAAGGGCGGTAGGGGTCAAATCCTACTGCCTTTTTCTAAAACTAAATAAAGGAGGTGTAACTGTTGGAATTAGAAACCTTAGAGGTCAAGATTCAAGCACAGGCAAGACAGGCTAATGGTCAGATTGATGCGCTGATAACAAGGTTGGGAAAGCTATCTTCATCTTTGCAAAGCATAGATTCTAGTGGAATTAACCGGTTATCAACCGGAGTAAACCGATTGTCAAACTCAATGAGTGCCATGCGAAACGTTGATTCAAGGTCGTTCTCGACTCTTGCAAGAAACATCAAAACACTTAGCAATATTGACACAGGAAAGATCAATGCAGCAGCCGGAGCAATGCGACAGATTTCAAAGTCGGTAAGCTCGTTTTCCGGTATGTCAAAATCGGTGCAATGGTTATCGGAATTAGCCGGAGGAATCAAGCAACTTGGTTATACAAGCTCAACAAAGGCTATCGAGAATATACCAAAACTTGCGGTTGCAATGCGTCAGCTTATGGCAGAACTGTCGAAAGCCCCTAGTGTAAGCCGGAATATTATTGACATGACAAACGCATTGGCAAAGTTATCGCGTACTGGTGGAGCGGCAGGAACAGCGGCAAAAAGCATCACAAGCTCATTTAGTGGATTTAGTTCCGGTGCTTCTGCGGTTACCAAGAAGTCGTTCTCCCTTGCATCTGCAATCGGAAAAGTGTATGCAACGTACTGGGCTTTATTCCGAGGATTTAGGCTACTTGGAGATGCTATTGACATATCATCCTCACTGACAGAGGTTGAGAACGTTGTAAGGCAGACATTCGGGCAGTATGAAAGCCTAATTAACAATTTCGCAAAAACATCCATTGAAAAATTTGGCATGTCTGAATTGTCCGCGAAACAGTTTGCAAGCCGTTTCCAAGCCATGGGAACTGCCCTTGATATTCCACAGGGGAAAATGGCAAAAATGTCCATCCGGTTGACAGAATTAGCCGGAGATATGGCTTCATTCTACGATGTAAGCCAAGAAGATATTGCCAAGAGTTTGCAATCTGTATTTTCTGGTACTACGGCACCTATGCGGCGTTATGGTATCGACTTGACGCAGGCAACATTAAAGGAATGGGCGTTAAAGCAAGGGCTTGATGCGAACATTTCATCAATGACGCAGGCTCAAAAAGCCATGTTGCGTTATCAGTATGTGCTTGCGCATACAACCAATATTACCGGAGACTTTGCGAGAACAGCCGATAAACGAAACTTTTGTTTCATGTGTCGCGCGGCATAGCAATATGTCGATGAAAAATCGGGTAAAATCGGTGAAGGCTAAGTTGACTTAGCACGAACATTTTTGTATAATATGTTTGAGGTGATTTAATGCGAACATATTATATCTACAAAGCAACAAATAAAATAAACGGAAAATCTTATGTCGGTCAAACTTGTGATTTTCATAGCAGAGTGTGGCAACATCAAAGGTGCTACGAAAAAGAAGATTGCGACTTTCATAGAGCAATTAAAGAATTCGGGTTTGACAACTTCTCATGGGAAATCATCGAAACGTGTGAAAGCGAAGATGGAGCCTGTGAGTTGGAAAAGTATTACATTGAAAAATTTAACACCTATCGAGATGGCTATAATATGACCAAAGGTGGGAAAGGCGCGCCGTATCATAACGCCAGGGCAGTTGTTTTGCTGACGCTTGACGGACGGTACATTAAGCGTTATGATAGTGCAATGGATGCAGAAATTGACGGATTTAATAATACGGATGTTCTGCTTAATTGTAAAGGAAAAAGGCGGCAGACAAAGGGCTATATGTTCATGTTTGAGGATGAGTATGAATCAAACGGAGCGAAAACCTATAGAAAGCCGGAACCTAACGGAATGAGAAGCATTATTCAATGTGATATGGAAGGAAATTTTATACAGAAATTTAAAAGTTTGCAGGAGGCGGCTAGGATTACCGGAGCAAATAGAACAACTATTTCCGGTGTGCTTTCAAATACCTATAAGTCGGCAAATGGATATATTTTTGTATACGAAGAAGATTTTCCAATAAAAGATTTGAGCATCTATAAAAAGCGCAAAAAAGGAAGAAAAATTGCGCAAGTGGATGCGAAAACCAGAGAGATTATAAGAGTGTTCGATAGAATATCCGAAGCAGGGGAATCTCTTGGAGTTAATTACAAAGCAATACATAATGTAATTGACCAAGAGGGGCGAACTGCTTATGGTTATAAGTGGATAAGTCAATAAGCTAATACCGAGATAAGGCTATAAAATAAAAGTTATAGCACATTGTAGAGCGTAGGGATTGAACCTATGCTCTTTTCTTATGGAAAGAGTGTAGAATATAATATCCCCAAGAGTATCCGACAGCCACAATGCTGTGGTTGAAAATGTACGCCGAACTTATGGGAAACCATAAGAAGTAGAGGATAAAAAGCCTTTACGATAACATATTGACATGGCATAACCAGATAACCATGCTTAGAGAGAACTTCAAAGCACTTGGATCGGTTGTTGGTAGTGGTTTAATCAATGCATTTAAGCCATTTATCAAGGTACTTAATGCAGTTCTACAAAAGGTGATTGCTTTTGCAGAGATGGTAACAAATGCTTTAGGTTCTATCTTCGGATGGAAGTATGAAGCAAGCAAAGGGGCAGGAATCAGCGGTCTTGCTGATGATATTGGAAGCGCATCTGACGGCATGGACGATTTAAGCAATGCCGCAGGAAACGCAGGGAAAAACACGGGTGGTATCGCAAAAAATGCCAAGAAAGCAAAAAAGGAAATCCAACAGGCAACTCGTGCATTTGATGAATTAAAGGTTATTTCAAAACAAAGTAAAGATAATACTTCCGGTTCTGGGAATAAAGGTTCTGGTTCTGGATCTGGTTCAGGTGCTGGTGGCGGCACCGGTGCTGATGGTGGATTAGTTCAGACGGACACCATCTTTAAGAAATTCAAAAGCAAAATCAAAGACCTTGAACAGTTGGGAGAGTCTATTTCCGGTGCGTTAATTAACGCAATGAAAAAAATTAAATGGAAAAAAGTGTATGCAAAAGCTGAAGGTTTTGGAAGGGGATTAGCCAAATTCCTTAACGGACTATTTAAAGGGCAAAAAGGAACAACGCTTTTCGGAGAAACCGGAAAACTGATCGCAAATTCATTAAACACGGTGCTTCATGGATTGGATTCGTTTGGAACGACATTTAATTGGAAGCAATTTGGAAATTCAATCGCAGACGGAATAAACAAGTTTTTCCAAAACTTTGACTTTGCATTATTGGCTAAAACGCTTAATGCATGGGCGCAAGGGGCATTTGATGCGGTCACTACGGCATTAAGTAAAATCTCTTGGAAGGATGTTTGGAACGGAGCAAAGGAGTTTTTAAGTAACTTAGATGTAAAGACGGTTGCAATTATTGTCGGTGCGCTGACAATCAAAAAAATTCTTGGATTGCATCTTGCAAAAACCGCACTTGATATAATCGGAACTTCCATTTCAAAAGCAATAGCTGGTTCACTTGCATCAAGGCTTGGCGTTGAAATTGCGGCAAATGAGGGAATCTCGGCAGTATTGTCTACCGCTTTGTCAAAAAAAATAGGTGGGGCGTTTGCTACACTTGGAACAACTGTTTCAGCTGGTGTCAAAGCTTTATTCGGTAGCGGTGCGGCAGAGAGCGCACTTTCTTTTATCAGTCCGGTAGCAAAAGCTATAACCGGGATTGGATCTGTTGCAATTGGCGCGTTTACTGCAATATCAAACTTTGTGACCATGCTAAAGAACGGATTCAGTTGGCTTAATGAAGCACTTATGCTTGTCGGAGTTACGATTACGGCAGTCGGAGCGGTTATTTTAGGGGTAGCGGCAGCACCGGCAGCGATTACCGCAGGAATAGTAGCCGCTGTTGCAACGGCAACTGTAGTAGTCAAGGATCATTGGAAAGAAATAAAAGAAATTTTCTCAAAAGCCGGAGATTGGTTTAATACTAATGTGATTAAGCCAATAAGCGGATTTTTTGAGGGATTATGGAAATCCGTTTCCGGTTTTTTCTCTTCTTTATGGAAAGATATATCCGGTGTATGGAAAACAGTTTCTGGATGGTTCAATACTAATGTTATAACTCCTATTGTTTCATTTTTCCAAGGATTTTCGAAAAGAGTTGGTCAAATCTTTGAAGGATTGTGGATCATTGTCAAGGCTGTATGGATTGTTGTTTCTGATTGGTTTAAATCAAAGGTAATAGAGCCAATAAAGAAGAATTTTGAATTATTGAAATCGGCAGTATCAACTGCATTCAAGGTTCTATGGACAACTGTAAAATCGGTATGGGCGGTGGTTTCCGGTTGGTTTAAGGAGCATGTTACAACACCTATCAAGAATGCTTTTAGCTCAGCAAAAGAATCTATTCAGAAAGCTTTTAGCGCGGCAAAGACAGCGGTAACCGGGGCGTGGAATAGTGTTTCTAGTTGGTTTAAAGAACATGTAACCACCCCGATAAAAAATGCTTTCTCGAAGATGAAAGAAAGTGTAGCTGAAATATTCAGCAAATTATGGAATAGCGTGAAAAGTGGTGTTGCCGGGGCAATGAACACCGTAATTTCAAGAATTGAAACAGCAATAAATTCATTGATCGGTGGAGTGAATACCGTTTTGAGAGGGTTCAACAGTGTTGTTTCTGCGGCGGCTAAAGTAGCAAAGGTAAAGTGGAGCGGAGTCGATCTTGTGCCGAAAGTGAGCCTACCTAAAGTAAAGGCTTATGCAACGGGCGGTTTTATGGATAAATATAGCATAGCAACAGTTGGAGAAAATGGACTTCCGGAAATTATGGGAACAGTCGGAGGTAAGCCAGCGGTCGCAGGAAGCCAAGAAATTACCGGAATCAAAGATGCTATCAATTCAACATCTGCGCAAGAGGTTTCCTTACTGCGACAACAAAATCAGTTATTACAAGCTATTTTACAGAAAAATTTCGGAATTACTACAAACGACATAGGAAAAGCTGCAAGGGATTATGGTAGAGAACATTACAATCGAACCGGAGACAATGTATATGTTTTTTAGTGACTTCTATAATTGAACGTGATATAATTCTAAATAAATCATATCACAAGAAAGGAGTCATTATGAGAAGTACAAAAAGATTATTAGTAGCTATGGGGTTGGCATTTGCCGTTTTGATTTCGGCTATGCCAACCCAAAATGCAGATGGGAAACAGATTGTTGCGCAGGCGGCAACTATCAAATTAAACAGAAAGACTCTTAATTTAAAAATTGGAGAATCCGCAACATTAAAGATAAGCGGAATGAGGAAAACTGCTAAATGGAGTAGTGGCAATAAATATGTTGCTTCTGTAAACAAGTCTGGAAAAGTTCTGGCGGTTGGAGAAGGAACAACGTACGTAAAAGCAAAAATTGCAAAGAAAACGCTTTCTTGCAAAGTTACCGTCACTTCTTCCTTTAATGCGAACAAGGTAAAGAAAAACATCTCAATTGAATACCAAGATAGTGGTCATGGAGTTGTTGCTATCTTGAAAAACAACAACAAGGTAAATGTTGATCTGGACGCAAAACTTGTATACTACAAAAACGGTAAAATGCTGGATAGCAAAAGCGATTGTAACAGAGCTTTTGAATCCGGTAAGGAATGTGTTCTTTATTTTGACGCACCGAGCGATTCTGATTATAACGATGTTTCTTATGATAACTATAAAATGTCGTTGAGTGTTGATGAAGCAACAAATGCTGTTTGTGATGTTCGCAATATAATGGTTCAATCGGACATTGGAGCAGATAATGTTACGGTTGAAGCTACAAACGATTCCGGAAAAGATTTTTCATTTGTGAAAATTTCTTGCTTAATGTATGATGCATCTGGCAACTTGATCAAATATGATTATCATTATGCAGAATGTGAAAAGAATGGAGACACCGATTATTTCTCGTTTAGTTTTCCGTACGATTCAAATTACGATACGATCTATCCGAGCAGTTATAAGATATATGTTGATGAAGCATATACATATACTTGGTTACAATAAAGATTGAAAGATAAATGATACTTAAGCCGTGGAAACACGGCTTATTTTAATTCCAAAATCGGATTGACACAAAATCAAAAATAGTCTATCCTTATTACTAAGGAAACAACCTTATCCGTGAAGAAGCGGATTACTTACTCGAACGCCATACTGTACGAAAGAGGAAACCAATGTGATTTCACAAGTGGCTTCCTCTTTTTTATTCAGATAAAAATGTATGGAGGTAGACACGAATGAAAAAATCACAACTTATGCTTAAGATTCAAAATGGCATTGAGGTATTCGAGAATCCAATATTCGGACAGATCAGAATGGTCATGGTCGATGATGAACCATGGTTTGTTGGAAAGGATATATGCGAAGTATTCGGAGATACGAATTACAGAAGAAGCCTTTCAAATATTGATGATTCTGATAAGGGTGTGTCACAAATTGATACTCCAGGTGGAAAACAAAAAATGACGATTGTTAATGAAAGCGGCTTATATTCCTTGCTTTTTCAAATGCAACCGCAGAAAGCAAAGGGTGTGTCACAAAACGACTCCCTTATAAACGAAAGAAAAGAGAAACTTCATAAGTTCAAACGTTGGGTAACATCCGAGGTTCTCCCTACAATCCGTAAAACAGGTGGGTATGTCAATAATGATGAATTATTTATTTCCACTTACCTACCATATGCAGATGAAAACACTAAGCTGATATTTTCACAGACATTAAAAACTGTTAGAGAGCAGAATGAGACCATTAAAAGGCAGAAGAAAGAAATCATCCATAAGGAAGATGTTATTATCGGACTCGTTGATGATATCGACCTGGCAACCAAGAGACAGCGGATAACGCAGATTGTCCGTTTCGGTGCCGATGGAAAGTATCAAGAACGCTATTCATTGCTTTATGGAGAATTTGAAAGGAAATATCACTGCAACCTTAAATCAAGGATGGAAGGGTGCGCACTCAAACCGAAAGTAAGAAACAAGATGGATTATATCGACAGGGAAATGGGAATGATTCCGCAGTTGTACGAAATCGCTTGCAAACTTTTTGAAAACGATGTAGAAAAGCTGAAATCTGAATGGGAATCAGTAGTAGCTTAAAATTTAATCAAATAGATAGCATCTACCAAACGGTAGGTGCTATTTTTATACCCATTTTTAGGAGGTAAACGATGGGATATGGTGGATATTTAGTAAAGTTTGGGAATTATACCATACCGAACAATTTAATAAAGCAGGGCACGTTTAGTTCCTATTTGAATATGCAGGACTTAGACCCTTGGACTGATGAAAACGGATATGAGCATCGTGATGCCGTGGAACTGAAAGCTTTAAAGGTTGAGTTTGAAACCAAAGCCATGCTGACTGAAAAGCAGTTTGATGATTTTTGGGAAAATATCGAAAAGAACTATACCAAAGCAAAGGAGCGCGGCGGCTATATCACGGCATACGTGCCTATGAAACGCGGATATGTGACACAGTACGGATATATCGCTGATATTCAGCCTACGTTCTATTCTGTGGCACATGGGAAGATAAAATATGACCCAATCAAATTTTCGTTTGTAGGTGGTGTATATGATAAATAGCAGTTTAAAAGAAAAGTATTGGGATTCCGCGACAGATAAGCAGATGGTCATATCTGTTGTTGGAACGAATCAGAAAATAGACAATTCGATGCTTGAAATCGGTACGTTTGCGCTTGAAGAAAGTCTTTGTTCGGAGTCTGAATTAAAGTTTGGAGCGTGCGAAGCGAATTGCGTAAAATTCACAGCACGAAACACCGCAGGAAACATTATTGGAAAGACAATCTCTATCGAAGAAACGATTGACGGAGATAGCGAAAATCCGATGCCATACGGAGTTTTTAAGGTTGCATCCGATGTTCCTACTGCTGACCGAACAAAACGGCAGATTACGGCATATGACGCTATGTATGACATTATCAATACAGATGTAAAGTCTTGGTATGCAGGACTTAGCTTTCCAATGACACTTAGGCAGTTCCGCTATAGCTTTTTTGCGCATCTTGGAATTGCGCAAGTTGAAACAAGCCTTGTCAATGATTCCATGACGGTCAATAAGACGATTGTAGCCACACAGACGGATGATTCAAGCGCGGTCACAGAAGAGTCCGCTATCAGTGGAAAAACGGTTGTAACGGCAATCTGTGAGATTAACGGATGCTTTGGTAATATCAACCGAGAGGGCAAGTTTGAGTATGTCTTTCTGAAAGCAATCACAAGCGCACTTTATCCGGCAGAAGATTTGTTTCCGGCAGACAACGTATTTCCGTCTGACGCAAACACAGAGTCCATGACCGGACACTACATCACGTTTGATTACGAGGACTTCGAAAGCAAGGAAATCACGCAGCTTGAAATCAAGACAAGCGAAGATAATGCCGGTGCTATTGTTGGAACTGCCGGAAACAACTATTCTATTACAGGAAACTTTCTTGTATCAGATAAGACCGGAGCGGAACTTGAACAGATTGCAAATAACCTATTGCCGATTATGAAACAGGCGGTATACACGCCAATCAAAAGTTGCACTTGTGTCGGCAATCCATGTCTGACACTTGGCGAACCTATCCGGTTTAATACCACAAGAGAAATTGTTGAAACATATCTATTGCAACGCACGCTAACCGGAGTGCAAAGCAAGAGAGATTCAATCTCGGCACAGGGTACGCAGACGCACTCTGCAAAGGTTAATTCTATCAGAGACACGATTGAAAGCGTACAAAAGCGTACAAGCAAGCTAGAACGAAACGCAGACCATCTGTTGTCAACGTATGAGGATTTAGAGAAACAGACAAGCTCTAGGTTTGAGCAGACCGAAAAAAGCATTTCCGCAGAAGTCAATCGTGCACAAAAAGCGGAAGGGCAATTAGACGCATCATTGGAATTGAAGCTAGGCAGAGACGAGAACGACCAAGTTATTTCCATGATCAATGCCAGTGCCGACCAGATTATGCTTCGTGGAAACAGACTCATAGTCGAAAGCAATAATTTCAGGATTGATGGGGATGGAAAAGTGTCAATCATTGATTCGTTGAATTTTATCACAACGTCACTTGGCGATGACATTGTGATTATCGGGCTCGATGGAGGAGGAAGGCCTATGCTGCAAAACATACGCGTTGACCTAGGCTCCGTAACAGATCAAGATGGTGTGGCCATAGGTGATCATGCGAGTACAGCAGATCATGCTACAACCGCAGATTCTGCTACAACCGCAGAAAGTGCAGCACAGTGCATAAAAGCATCAACCGCATATTATTTAAAAGGTATTGGAATAAATGATTATGTACAAATTTCCGACAACGGAAATTTAATTCCAAGCTCTAGTTCTGTGTATTGTGGAACTACACCCAATCCATTTGCCGGAGGGTATTCTTCCGGTGGTTGGAAAACAACGTCTGATCGTAGAAAGAAAAAAGATTTCCGGAAACTGTTAGAGGATGATCGGTTTGAGAGATTTTTTGAGTTGCTACAACCGATGGAATATCGGCTCATAGAAAATGACGAGAAAATGCACATGGGATTTGTTGCACAGGATGTCGAACAGGCAATGACGGATTGTGACATATCTGAAAATGAGTTTTACGGACTGGAACATGCGGTATTCTCCGAAAAAGATTTTGAATCTAATGAGGAATGGGAAAAATTCTTAAAACAGAATGGTGGAGCAAATGATATGTATACATTGTGCTACCAAGAATTTATTGCTTTAAATACTGCCATGATACAGAAATTGCAGAACAGGTGTAACGATTTTGAACGCAGACTATCCGTGTTAGAAAGGAAGTGATTAGATGGCATATCAGAAAATCTATAGCCGCGAATATTGGGAGAACCTTCCAAGCGAAAAGACCGCAATTAATCGAAATAGGCTGAACAACATAGAGGGCGGCATTGATGCAATCGACGATCGCGTGTGCGCACTCGACACCACGAAAGTTGACTTGACCAAAGCTAACGAACTTGTAAAGGAAATCCTTTGGGATGAATCCAACGGAACGCTGACGGTCGTTAAGATGAATGGTTCCAAGGCGGTCATTGATACCAAGTTGGAGAAGCTGGCGGTCAACTTCAAGTACAATCCGGAAAGTCAACAGTTGGTAATCACGCTTGACGATGGCACCACGCAGAATGTTGATTTATCTGCACTGATTACACAATACGAATTTACGGATTCTGATACAATCGCATTTGCAATCGGCAGTGACGGTAAGGTGTCCGCAATCGTGAAAGAGGGAAGTATCCAAGAAAAGCATCTGCGCCCGGATTATCTTGCAGATATTAAAGTGGAATCTGCCAAGGCTGTAGCATCTGCCAAAAGTGCAGGAGAATCCGAAACCAACGCGGCAAAATCTGCTACAGACGCCAAGGACAGCGCAGACCGAGTGCAGGAAATCGAAAACGAGATTAACAAGAAACTCACAATGACAGAATTTGATGTGAATGAGGATGGGGAGTTGATTTACACGGACAATTCTGCTTATAACTTTGTCGTTGACAATGACGGAAATTTAAATTGGGAGGTGGCTTAAATGGCTATAGCAGGAAGAGTGGCAATTGTGCCAAAGGGCGATTGGAGCGCAGATGCTACATATAAGAGATTGGATGCAGTGACTTATAACAATACGCTTTATTTCGCAAAAAAGGAAGTTCCAGCAGGAACGGCAACGAGCAATACAGAGTATTGGTCTAAGTCTATCGTGGGCGGTGCTGGTGCAATCGCAACGAAAGAGGATGCCGGGATTGTGAAACCGACAGACGGACTTTCGATTGCAGAAGATGGAACGCTTAAAGTTAACATTGATGGCGCAACGCTTACAATGGATCAGGTCAACAATGTTATTAAGTTGGCTGACACTTTAAAAGAGAAGATCAATGGGGCGTTCCCTGCAGCCAATGTGGTAAACAACCAGGTAACAACGGAAACGGGATATGCACTGGACGCGCGGCAGGCAAATCCGAATCTGGACGGCACGTTGGCCAAGCAGGTAGCTGATTTAAACGGCAGTTTAAGTAAAAAGGTAGATGTGTCAACTGTAAATTGCATAAAAAGCTTTTCGAATCGCGAAATCGAATTGCAGCTTAATGCAGAAGGCAGAACGTTGCTTTTTTATGTTGACACAAATAGTAAAGCTCTTGTAGCTTCTTTTCGTGGAGCAGACGGAATTTGGAAAAATATAGTACTTGGAACTTTTAAATAGCATATTTAATTGGGTTCAGCTTTGGCGAAAGCAATAATACTTTTTTCGGATGGCAAATGCTTGTTTCTGGATTTACTACAGATGTAAAAGTACGCAACTGTGCATGGGCAACTGAATGGTCTGAGTGGAGAACACTTTAATTTGTATTTTTGTTTATTTTTTAAACCAAGGACACCATTCATTTGTTTCTTTTTTGGTTCTTACATATATATTATTTTTGCTATCGATCACACTTATAACGATTTGAGCACTATATATAGAATCAGAGCCAAATGCAATGAGAATTCCCCAACTTGCATCTGGCGAATTTTCTAATTTATCAGTGTTCCCAATCATATGTACTCCAGATGTGTAATAATTTAAATTGCTACCATCTGGGATAAAATCGAAAGTTCCTAAACTGCCGTTTAAACAAAAATACAGAACGAATGTTCACGTAACTCATAAACAATTTTTATCACAGAAAGGAATTAAAAATCATGGATAAAATTATTTTAGCCAACAAAACAGAATTTGAAATTGCCGATGGGGCAAGCCTTGGAAACATCCAGATCAAAGCCGAGAACTTCGAAGCCATTAAAACGATCACGGATGCTTTTACTGCAGACAACCTTGCAGAAGTGACATTTACACATAATGGCGAAACATCCGGCAAGTACACAGATCTGAAATCCGATGGGTTTACATATATGCCGAACGTGGGCGAGGATGGCACAGAAGATGGTACATATACCGTTACTATCAGGCTGCGGACAAAGACGGAAATGGAAAAGGCAATCGATGAATTGAAAGCCGGGCATGAGTCCAATGCCGGAGCAATTCAGGATCTTGCAGATATGGTAGCAGGAGGTGAAGCATAATGGTTAAATTTTACGTGAGACGTATTCTTATAGACAAGAAAATGACGATTGATGAAGTGCCGATGCGTTGGCGCGCAAAAGTGCAAGAAGAGATTGAAAAACAGCTTTCCGCTTCTCTGCAATGACATTTTCTGTCGAAACTTGCGACCGAAAAATGTTGAAATCATGCATATTGCAGTGATACTATGGACTTGTCCGAAAGGACACTTCAAGTTCTGGCATGGGTGGGGTTTGGCATGGCTCCGCCCATAATTGGGGATTGACTATGCCGAACACACGTTCTATAATATCTGTATCGCTACATAGGGCACATGATTGGGGGTTTTGAAGTTGGGAGAAGAGTACTACAAAAATGAAATTATTAAACTCATTGAAAAATGCGACAATACTAGATGGCTTCGAGCCATATACGTATTTGTAAAAGAACTGTTAAAATAAGAAGAAAGCCAAGGGTTTGCGCATTGCCCTTGGCTTATTTTTATTTCTTCTTTGAAATCATATCAACAAAATCTTCTAGTTTATCCCAGCCATCTTTATCTAGCTGCGCTAGCGCAGAAATCAATTTCTTTTTAAAATTTCCGTCTTCTGATTTCATAACATCTGCAAGCATTTTTGAAATTTGCTCATCTTTTGTTTCCGGCATAAACATTTCTCCGTTTCCGGTGCGAAGCCAATCTTCATTAACGTTGCATTTCTCACATACAAGTTTAATAAATGAATCTGATGGATTCCTTCTTCCGGATTCGTAGCTAGCAATGTTTTCTTTTGATATTCCCAAGTAATTTGCAAATGTTTCCTGCGTTTTCCCATCAGGATTGCTTTTTCTTATCTCCTTTAGGCGCTCCTTCATATTAACACCTCCTTTCAACTTGATTATACAAGTCGCAATCGCAAATGTCAACGACAAAAATTGTACAATGTACAAAAATAACTGTTGACAAAGATTGTACGGAGTACTATTATAAGAATGTACAAAGTACAAAGAAAGGGGTGATAAAGGGTGGAAGAAAAAAGATACCGTCTTTTAGACGAAGAAGGGAAAGTCGCAATCGTAAAGAAAGACAAGGATAGATATATCGGTCTTGATGAATTAGCGCAGCACATAGCAATGAATATCGTTGATGATTACCAAAGTATTTTGGACGGCGATAAGAAAATTGAAGATACAAACATTGAATTATCTGTCAAAGTTCTTACCGCCATTTTTCCGGTCATTAAAACATGTTAGAAATGTTTTATGTTACGGAATGGGTTTTCTGCCACCTCTACGCTGGATAATTGATTTTCTTCTTTGGGTAGAGATTCTTTGATTTCTTCACGGTATTGGTCGTACTTGGTTTTGAAATCATTGAAAGAATCATTGCATCCACAGATTTTAGCGATAGCGTAGGCAGATACATATTCATTGTTCAAAAATTCACCTCCCTTATTTGATGATAAGGGAATTATACCACAGAAAGGAAGTGAAAGTATGGATAATTTGGTACACATTGGAAATGCGGATATTTCCATCAAAGAGTACAAAGGCGAGCGAGTGGTCACATTTAAGGACATTGACATGGTACATGAAAGACCAGACGGAACAGCGAGAAAAATATTTAACGACAATAAGAAACACTTTATTTTAGGAGAAGATTACTTCGTCCGAAATTCGGATGAAGCCAAGGGGGAATTTGGTGTAACTGCTCCGAACGGAATGTATCTTTTTACCGAACAGGGCTATCTAATGTTGGCCAAGTCGTTCACGGATGATTTGGCATGGGAAGTACAAAAGAAATTAGTTTCTTCCTATTTTAATGTATATTTTCGGATGCGACTTGAACATTGTAGCAGAGTACGAAATCAGATATTGCGCATGAAAGGAAGTGATTGTATGAGCGAAAAGGAAAAGCGAGTTGTCGAAAAACTTCGTGATGCCATTCCGAATATGACAGATTTTCAGAAAGGATATGTTCTTGGAATGGTAGAGAGTTCTGCTTCGAAACATAGTGAGCAGGGCGAGAAAAACGAAACGCATAATGGAAAGGAGAATTAAAATGAGCAATTTTGAATTTCAGAAAGTTAATTCAAGGGTAATTCGTAGCGGTGACAACTATTTGGCAAAGGTTGACTCTGCGGAAAGTTTTTCAAGCATTTTCGTTGACGAGGAAACAACATATGGGGTTTCTGTAAGAGATGCACAGATGCAGACAGGAGATTCGACTTACACACCTGCAATGGCTTTTACATATTCCATGGAAGATGGTTCCGTGCGTTTTATAGATGTTGTTGTATGTCCGTTACTCGGAACGTTTGTTTCTGATTGGTACTAAATTATAAAGTGGCAGAAAGGGGCATGAATGAAAAAAGTAATCCAATTCATCATAGGTGCGGTCGCAATGGAATATTCCTTAGTTGCCGCGTGCTATATGGATAGTGAGGGCGCGGTCGGGGATGTGTCGGCTACTAAATTTGTAGCCGGTGCGGTAATTGCGGCAATCATGTATTACTGGTCGGAAGTAGACCGGAAGAGAGCTGAACTCGACAAGCGAATTAAGAGAAAACGCAGAATGAGAGAGGATGCATGGTAGGCGTTGTGTATATAAGTGGCACAAGATGTTCCACGAGAGAAAAGCGTATGCTTGCTGAACTTTTGGCAGGGAAACGAAAGAAACAGAATGATAAAGAGAATTTTGAAAAGGTTCTTGACAGAGAAATGGAAAGGAGAAGCAATGGAGAACAGAATAACACTAATAGGTGATGTTGTATCAGCACCAAGGGAAAGCCATAAATCAAACGGTAAGATTTTTTATAAATTTTTCATCGGAGTTGAAAGAAGAAGTGGGGTTGCAGATATACTTCCGGTACTGTTTGATGAAGAAATCAGCGATACAGGAATCAGCGGAACGGTATGCGTCAATGGGAAGATAATTACACGGCACGTAAAAACAGGGGCTGGAGAAGCCATTCTTATGTATGTTATGGCGGATGCAATCACAAAACCAGAGGATGATAGCCCTTTGAATGAAGTAAGTCTTGATGGAATTATCGGGGAAAAGCAACTTAGGGAAACACCACTTGGTCGTAAAATCTGTGATGTGAAACTCAAAAACGTAAGAGAAAACGGAAAAGAGGATTTGATTACTTGCATTGCATGGGGAAAGTGTGCAGAGTATACGGACTCACTTGCTTTAGGCGATAGGGTGAGCACATACGGCAGATTACAGAGCCGGAGATACAAGAAAACGTGTAAAGATGGTCGTGTTGTGGAAAAAGTTACATATGAGTTGTCAATAAAAGGAATCGTGGGGGTGTAATAATGCGAATGATTTTAAAATCGTTACATATTGAAAATTTCAAAGGTGTAAAGGATAAGACATACGAATTCGGAAAGACAACAAGGGTTTCCGGCATGAACCGGAGAGGAAAGACCACAATCGGGGCGGCATGGTACTGGCTGATGTCTGATAAGAACTATGAGCTTGTCAGCAATCCAAACATTAGACCGGACAATGTAGAAGATTGCATTCCGACCGTTACTGCAGATGTTGATGTAAGTGGAAAAGAAATCACTCTTTCCAAGATGCAGAAGCGAAAAGTCGGAAAGCCGGATAAAAATGGAGTTTCGAAAATTACAATCACAAATACATATGAGATTAATTCTGTGCCTAAGACAGAACGTGATTTTAAGGCATATCTGGAAGAATTAGGGTTTGAGTTTGATAAATTCCTCATTTGTTCGCACCCGAATGTGTTCACTAAGGATTTGTCGTTAAAGAAAAAACAGGATGAAATGCGCAAATATTTATTCACTATGGCAAGCGAAAAAACAGATTTAGAGATTGCACAAATGGATAAAGAAACTGCCGATGTTGCAAAACTACTTGAATCTTATAAATTCGAGGAAATTGAAGCCATGAATAACGCTTCCAAGAAGAAAGCAGTTGAACAGTTAGATGCGATTCCTAATCAGATTATCGGTCTGGAGAAAGCAAAAGTTGATGTAGATGTGGCAGAGCAGGAGTTGTTAAAAGCCGATTTAGAGAGAAAGATTGAAGCCCTTGAAGATTTAATGGCGAAATCTGATGTGCGGATTGATGAAATGCGCAGCGAAGAAATGCATTGTCAGTTTGAAATGTCAGCTATCGCGCAGACCATGAATAACGAACTTTCAAGTAAGAAACGTGAGATCGAAAATCATAAATACGACCACGAACGGAAGTTGCAGGATGTTCGTTCATCAATCAAAAAAGCGCAGGATTCCATTGAAAGCAATAAGAAATCAATTTCTGAACAGACTCTTAAGAAAGCTGAACTTGCGAAAAGGTACAAAGAGGAAAAGGAAAAGAAGTTTGACGATTCCAAGTGGGTATTTGACGAATCCACAACGGTTTGCTCGTTATGCGGACAAAGATTGCCGGAAGATAAAATAGAGTCTTTAAGAGCCTATTTTTCGCAGAGAAAGGCGGATGCAATCGAAATATTTAATGAAGAACACGCGAAAACACTTGCTATGATTGTTGATGATGGAAATGCGTGTGCTGAAATGATTAAGAAACTGACCGAGAATAACAAGGAATTGGAAAACACAATTAACACCTTGAAACTTAATGAAGCGGAAGAAATTGATATTATCAAAGGATTTGATGAACAGATTTCTAAGATTCCGGATTCCGCTGATTATATGCAGAACGCGGAATATGCCAAGTTAAAGGCTGGACAGGATAAATTGCTTGCTGATATTGCAGAGTTAGAATCCAAGGGCAAAGATAAGGTGGCTGATTACGCAAAAGCAGATAAAGCAAAATTGAAGAGTCAGCTTGACGAAGTGAATAAGATTATCGCACAGTCTGAAAGCAATGTTCGCATTGATGAACAGATTGCAGATATGCAACATAAACAGAGCGAGTATGGACAAGCAAAGGCAGATGCCGAGAGGATTCTTTATCAGCTCAAAGAAGTTTCAAAACGAAAGAATGAGTTACTTGTTGAAGAAATCAATCAGCATTTCGGTATTGTGCGTTGGAAGTTGTTCGATTTCCAGAAAAACGGAGAATATAAGGAAGTTTGTATTCCTACGGTGCTTGATGAAGAAGCTGGCATTTACAAGGTGTTCGGTGACACGACTAACACTGGCAGGGAAATTGAAGCGAAGATTGATATTTGCAACAGTTTTCAGAAGTTCTTTAATATGTATGTTCCGATTTTCCTTGATGGTGCAGAAAGTATCAATGATGAATATGTACCGGCTGTTGATACACAGTTAATTCTTCTGACAGTATCAGAGGATAAGCAGTTGAAAGTGGAGGGTGTGTAAATGAAAGAAGAATTATTGAAAATAGCATCGGAAAGTTTATCTTCGGATGAAGTAAGTGAAATTGTCAAAGAAAAATTTATGAATGCATTGGTGGGAGCAATCGAAGATGCTTTTCGTTGGGGAGATGCAAAGCATGCCATTGAGGAAAAGGTAAAAGAAGTCATGGTTCCATACATTGAGAGTTATGATTTTTCAGAGTATCTTCCCAAACTTGATTCTGTTTTAACAGAGATTGTTAATTCGGATTTCTGTATTGGAAATAAAAAGATTCTGGAGAATTTTAAAGACCTTATGGTGGAGCCGGAGCAGAAAGAAATCAAACTTACGGATTTGTTCAAGGCATGGATTAAACAATGCGAAAGGGATATTGACACAGAAGATTTAGACATTGATTACGATGATGGCGTTTCTTATCAATCCGTGGAATGTGAAATGCGGTTTGAGCTGGAAGATAAGCCATCATGGAGCAGTGTGCAAAGAGCAGTTATCACATTTGAAAATGAGCATGATGAAAAACTGAATGTTGAAATTCCTGTGTCAAAGCGGATATGGGGCAACGGAAAAGAAGAACCATATACACTTTCTTCCTATAAGGATTTGACGATTTCGTCACTTAGAAACTTGAGTGAATTTGAGGTGCTACTCTTGAGATTATCCAGAGCTGGAACGGCTATCGTTATTGATAAGGAATATGATGACAGTTATATTCAACCGGAAAAAGAACCGGAAGCGGATTTTCACTAAGAAAGCGGGGATATTGAATGTCGAGAATAGGAATCGGAAACAACATCACACAGCCGGATGCACGGTGTATGTCATGCAAGCGTTGGAAGAGTGCAACTAAGAGAGGATTCTTTGATTTTGCGGAATCCGGACATTGTTCTCTTCCGTATTGTGAAAAAGACGCGAAGAATAAAGGAAAGAGAGGGTTTAGAAGATGAAACAGCAGATTACAGAGGAAATGAAAATCCAGAATGAATGGTACAAAGAAGCGAAAAAACAGACTGTGGAAACACTTCCGGAATTTGTAAGGCATTTAACAGAAGATTATTCGCATGATTATGGAACTATTTGCCACGCAGTTGCAGCAGCAGGAATAGCAGCCATGTGTGCGGTTGACAATTCTCCGACCGGCGGAATTACCGGATTTCAAGCCGGATGCATTATGTGGCAGGTTATTAGAGAATGGAACTTTCAGAACAATAAGACAGGGTTGAAAATTCTTGATTATGACAAACTTCTTTATCCGCAGTATAAAGCTTCTTTTATATCTATAAGTAGTAAAATTTGGGAATCTGTCAAGAAAGAAGCTCAAAACAAAATTAACCAGAATAACGATGATGTGGAAAAATGGAAGGTTGCTCATGATAAATGGGTTATTGATATGGAGAAGTTTAAAGTATACGTTGTGGAATGGCAGAAACAGCATCCGGAATACCCGACATATGAGGACAATCCAAAATTCTATGAGCATCTTGGCTTTGGAACCGAGAAAGAATGGGATGAAGAAACCGAGAAACAGGAGAGCGGATTTATGTTTGCTCCAACGGAACCATGCAATCCAAGTGCTAGTCCAAATGTTATTACACATTGGCAATCTATTGTTAATGGAAACGTTCCATTTGGTTTGAAAATTGAGGAGGAATGATAAATGCAGTATATCAAAGCGAAATTCCCAAACAGCACAAGAAGCTACGTGTATCGCACCGAGGATAATGTAAAAGCCGGTGACACGGTTGTAAATGCCAAAGGTGCAAAGCTGACTGTTACGGATGAAACCGTGGATATGAAGTGGGTAGAAACCTACGGTGCTGATAAGATGGCGGTTGTGAAGAAATATGAAGAAAGTGAGGGATGTGCATGAAGCTGATTAGCAATGCAAAATTTGGAGAACCGGTGGAAAGCGGAACGATTTTCAGAACTCAAAGCCACGGAATCGACATTTGCATACATAAAATTTGCGGTTGCGGAAATGTGTTGTATCTTAATTGCAGCGAATTGGGAATTGATAACCTACGGCTTAAAAGCGAAAATCTTTTCCGTGGTATGGATGAAGCAAAGGAAATTCTCAAGAAACAATTAGAACTGTTAAATGAGCGGTTCAATAATTTTTATGAGGATAACGATGTTAAGATTTTAAGATATTAAGAAAGCGAGGAATAGAAATGATTAAATCAGATTTTGGAACAATAGAAGTAAATGGAAGAGAGCCGGTTATCATGGCTGAATTTATAACTCTTTTAGCAGCATTAAGGAATGCTCTCGGAGAGGAGAAATACAACCGTGCTTTGCAGAGAGCAAATGATAGTGTGGAGTCCAAGAAAGACACAGAAACATTGAAAAATGAAGAAAAAGAACGCATGGCAGAAGTTATCAAAGCTATTTTTAGTGAAATGGAGGATAAGTAATTATGGCAGAAAACAACAGTTTAGAGGTACAGAAAGTCAACACTGCGGTCAGCCAGTGGACTAATTCAATCACGAATCTTGTTACAAAAGATTTCGAGTTATGCGGTGTGCCGTATGATGATTATTCAAAGCAGTGCGCCATGTCAGCTATGACAAGCATTTATCATCTTGTTAAGGATAGCGATAAAATCAAGGATTTAAACGGACTTGATACATCGAATCTGCGAGAGGTTGTCGGTCAGTGCGCAAGCCTTAAACTCAATGCTAATGCAGTGCCGAGAGAGTGCTATTTCCAGCTTAGAACAAAGAAGTCCGGAGACAACTATGTGCAGGTTGTAGAAATGGGAATTGAGGGAGACGGCAACGATGCATTACTTCGTAACTATGGAGAAAATGTAGATACCGTATATCCTTGTTGGCTTGTTAAAGACGGTGACGAGTTTTCATATCCAAAGCATAAGGGTATCGAAATGACACCGCCGGAATGGGAAGAAATGGGACGATCACAGAAGGTTGTCCGTGTTGTTTATCCTCTGAAATTAAAGGACGGCACATTTCAGTATCTGATCGCAGAGAGAGACGGTGTAAAGGTTAATCTGTTTGCTCATGTGCGCAACAATCTGATGAATGAGACTTTCGGAATTTGTCAGAATCGTTACAAGGCATCAGCCGAGCAGTTGAGCAAAATCAAGGCTAAGAAAGAGGAGATTTTCGATGCTTTGAGAAAATGCGCAACCGTTGATGAAATGTTGGAATGTGAAGTTGCAAAGCCTTATATCAGCGCGGCATGGCTCGACACACCGGAATCAATGATTGTTCGTAAAATGCGTAACAATGCAATCAAGAAGTATCGCAAGGACTTTAACAGTATGGCAAAGCAGTCATTCAATCAGCTTGATGAAACCTATGTGCAGACGCAGGAAGAAATTGCAGAGAGCGCCAATTCCGAACCGTTTGTCGTAACTGAATCCGAAGCAACCGAAAGTGCAGCAGTTGAGCCGGAGAAAGTAGCCGGAGAAGTCGTTGAGAATGACGAGAATGTACCGGACTTTATGAAAGATTAGGAGGTTGCCATGAGAGTTATATCACAGGACGGAGCACTTGATATTCCGTATGAGCAAGTAGTTATTCAGAGGTTTAATGGAGAAATCTATTTTTTGAACAAGAACCTTACAGGGATAGATGATCTTGTCAGTGACATTGTTATTGCTAAATACTCCACCGAAGAAAAAGCAAAGAAAGCCATGGAAGAATTGAGATATACCTATATGTGTCACAGCCTTGTAAAGATGGGGCAGACACAGCCAGATGGAATTGACGAAAATATTGACGAAAAACTCACTATGGGTTTGAGCGGAGTATTTCACTTTCCGGCAGAGGAAGAATTGGAGTAGGGTATGGATAATTTAACAAGATACACCGCAGACGATGAAGTACCGAATTGTGGACGATGTGAACACATCAATGATTCTAATGAATGGTGTATGCAAAATTGCGGCGGAGCAAATGGCTGGAGCGGCTATTTGAGATATGGAGAAAGCGAGGTGACAAAAGATTGAAACTTAGAGTTTTGGGCTCAAGCAGTTCCGGAAACTCATACGCCTTGATTTCAGACAGTGGCGAAATTCTTGCAATCGAAGCCGGATGCAAATTCATGGATTTTAAGAAAATGATTGATTGGAAAATAGCAAATGTTGCCGGATGCATTGTAAGTCACGAACACGGAGACCATGCACGATACATAAAAGATTTCATGAAATCTGGTATTCCGGTTTATACGGCATTTGAAACACAGACAGCACTTGAAACTATAACCGGAGAACGTACAATAGCCATTCCACCGCGCAGAACACGGCAAATCGGCAGTTTTACGGTAACACCATTCAATGTACCGCATGATACGGAAATCGAGTGTTATGGCTATTTAATCGAGCATGAGGAAATGGGTAAGCTGCTATTCCTAACCGACTTGGAATATTGCAGATATGACTTTTCCAACATGAAGGTTGAGCATATCATGGTCGAAGCCAATTATAGCATGGACTTGGTAGACCGGAATGAGCCAAATTACGAACACCGTTTGCGAGGTCATATGAGCCTTGATACGGCACTTAAATTTATTCAGACGAACGACAACCCAGCTTTACGAAATGTCGTTTTAATACACTTATCGGACACAAGCGGAAATCCCGCGTTATTCCTACAACAAACGAAAGAAACAATTAAATATGGAACAAATGTTTATGTTGCAGAAAAAGGGCTAGAGGTTGATATGAACCTTTGTCCGTTTTGAAAGGAGAAAGCATGGAGAAATTCTATATCGTATCCAATGAGCGGTTTTTGAAAGAGATTAGAGATTTCAAAAAGCACTCAGAGGAAAGGCGGAAAGTAATAAATGAGTTCTTTGACAAGAAAGGGATTGCCGGCGAATGCTATCAAATTTGCGGTGATGGCGCGATCAATGAACCTTTTAAAGATTTTCAAAAGGGCGAGATTCGATTATATATCGAGTCTTGCGAGGAAAACAATCAGAAATTCGGAAGGGAATTATTAAAGCCTGTCAAGCTGTTTTGCGATTCGGATGTGATGATGCGGAAGTTTAGAGCGAATAGTAAGACACTAAAAGAGTTCCAGAACTTATGCATCGAGAGAAACATTGTAATCAATAATTATCCGATTAGAGAGGGAGATTATTTCAGAGAATTGCATATGGGCGGTTACTCGGTTTCGAGATTCGAATACAACGGAAAAATGTATTTGAGAATGTATACATCAAGATATGATGACATTACACCGGAACAAGAGGGATTCAACGAAATCAAAGGCAGTGAGTATTTTAAATCACTTGAAGAGTTAAAAGAACAAACATTAGGTTGAAACACCTTGGCGAAAGCCTAAAAGAAACTATCTTGTTTGGCGAATAGTTATCACAAACCTTATTGAAAGCCATGTTTTGGCGGTGCGTTTACCGTACCGCCAAAACAAAAGATTGGAGGTAAAAATTGAAATTATGTGAATACTGTATGGTTGAATTTGAGCCGAAGCGACCAGATCAAAAATACTGTAGACCAAAATGTGCCAAAAGATACGCACAGTTTAAGAATTTTAAAAAGGCTGGAAGAATTGTGTATACAAGAATATGCCCGAAATGTGGCAGGCTGTTTATGACGATAGATGAACGAAAAGTTGATTGCCAAGACTGCATCGGCAATGAAGTTAAAGAACGCTTGAGAAAGCCAAAGAAAAAGGACGATGCAATCAAGGCTGTGAATCATATGGCGCGCGCTTCTGGTATGAGCTACGGAAAGTTTGTGGCTCAAATGAGCATGAAGCCATTGGAGAGGAAGTGATTGGGGTGGATTATAAGAAATTTAGACAGGCAAAAGCCATCGAAGCCAAAAATAAACAGAAGTGGCTTGCGTTGAATCCGAAACTGAATGATGAAAGCGGAATATACTTCTTACTTCGTGAGGATGAAAATGGTTTCCGGTATGCGTATATCGGGCAGGCACTGCATATAATCAGCAGATTGTGTAGCCACCTTACAGGCTATGAACAACACATAGACCTTAGTTTGCGGAAGCATAAGTTGTACAACGAGAGCGACAATCCTTATGGTTGGCGAGTTGAATTTCTGAATTTCTCAGAGAGCCAGCTTGATAAAAAGGAGAAATATTACATCAAGTTATATGCAGATAAAGGCTATCAATTGCGTAATGTCAGTTTGGGCGGTCAAGGAGAAAATCGCGCAAGTGGTTCAATCGGAGAAAGAAAAGTGGTCAAAGGTTATATGCGGGGCGTACAACAAGGCAAAAAGACTCTTGCCAAGGAATTATCGCATATCGCTGAAAAGCACCTCGAAATCCGCTTAAAGCCGGAGAAACAGGGTAACAAAGTTTCTGAAAAACAGTATGAGAAGTTTATGGCTTTGATTTCTGAAAATACATATGAGGAGAGTGATTAAATGGCAGAAGTCAAGTGGATTAAAATCACAACAGATGTCTTTGATGATGAAAAGATTCTGCTGATTGAGAGTATGCCGAGTGCGGATAGCATCATTACGATTTGGTTCAAACTTCTTATTCTTGCTGGAAAGCAGAATAACAACGGTGTGTTTATGATGAGCAACAAGTTACCGTTCACGGATGAAATGCTTGCCACCATTTTTCGCAGAGATTTGAATACGGTAAGGCTTGCGCTTAAGACATTTGAAGAATTTGGAATGATTGAAGTTGTTGACAATGTGATAACGATTCCGAATTGGAATAAGCATCAAACACTTGACGCTTATGAGAAGAAAAAGGAACGTGACAGGCTATATCAGCAGAACCGAAGAAAGAAGCAGAAGAACCTAATTGAGCAAAAATCGCCCGATAAATCGTCTAACGTCGTTGTTTCAGATAAAGAAGAAGAAAAAGAAGAAGATAAAGAGAAAGAAAATATAAAAGAAAATTCGCTGTCGACCAATTCCGGAGATTTGTTTGACTTTGACGATGCATGGAAAAAGACTTTTAATATATACCCCAAGAAAACAGCGTGCAGTACCTCTAAAACAGCTTGGATGGATAAAGTGCTAGAAGTTATCGAAGAGAACCAACCGGACACTGCACGGCTGTTATACAAAGCCACAGAGGCATATTTGAGTGACTATCAAGAAAAGAACCCGGACGATACGGATTTTCGGTACATTCCAAAATATGTTGATTGGCTGAAAAATGATTGCGACTATTGGTTGCAGATCGCAGAGAAACGAGGTGATTGCAGTTGACAGAAGCAGAATTTGGAGTGATCGGGTGCGTACTGATTGACAATGATGTGCTAAATAGCATCTGGCGGACGCTGAAACCGGAAATGTTTAGTTCGGATTTCGCGCAGGACACATACAAGGAAATGCTTGCAATGTATGACCGGAATGAAAGCATTGATCCCATGTCTTTATCAATGGCACTTGAGAACCACAAATACACGCAGGAACAGATTAGTGAATTGATGAAATCCTGTATTACAGAAACAATCACTTCAACTATGGTCAAAAGTTATGCCGATGCGGTTGCGAAAGAATACAAAGTAAGAACGGTTCGTGACATGTATCAGAAATCCAGCTTAAAGCCGTGCGACATTGATGATACAATCAGCGATCTTCTTACAAGACTTGAACATTTGCAAGAGGGCAAGGAAGTAAAGTTAAAGCCAATTAAGCAGATTTCAGTTGAGAATAAAGACAAATATTTCAACGAAAGTGTCGGAGAGGGCGGTATAAAAATCGGGTTATCGCAACTTGATGATGCGCTTGGAGACCTTGAACGCGGTGATGTAACAGTAATTGCTGCAAGACCGGCAGTCGGAAAATCCGCACTCACAACGCAGATTATCGGGAATATGGCAAAAAAGGGACTTAAAGTCGCATATTTCAACTTGGAGATGAGTGATAAACAGGTATATGAACGATTTATTTCAAGACTTGCGGAAATCGGCTTAACGAGAATCAGAAGGGCAAAAGCGTTTCTCGGTGATGAACAGGAAAAATTTAACCAAGCAAATGAAGAAATGAGTAATTATCAATTATGGGTTGCGTCCGGCACTGTATCTCCAAGAGAGATAAAGTCAGAATGTAGACACCAAAATTTTGATGTTATCGTTGTTGACTATCTACAATTGCTTATGCCGGATAACAGATATTCTGGAAGAAATGAAGAAGTAGCATCAATTTCAAGAGGTTTAAAATCGGTTGCAAGAGACTTAAATACACATGTGATAGCACTTTCACAGATAACAAGAGCTTCCGAAAGCAGAGACACAAAAGAGCCTACCATGGCAGAATTGAGGGAGTCCGGGGCAATCGAACAGGATGCGTCAAACATAATTATGCTGTGGAATCTGTCAGACAATGACAAGGGAGCCAAGGGTGTAAAAATCGAGAAGAACAGACAGGGAATGACGATGCGTGAAGCAATGGAGTTTGACGGAGATCACATGAAGTTTGTTGAAATCGAAAAACCACTTGATGATGTCGTTGCGGAAATCAAAAAGAAAGAACGCGGGGACGGATTCAAGCCATACAATGGCGATTGTCCGTTTTAGAGGTAGTAGTTATGGCAAGTGCAAAGATCGAAAAGGGTTCGGAAGAATGGCAAGTATTTATGGATTATTGGCAATTCATTCAGAAATACTATTCACCGGACAACACTGATTCTTGGTGGGATGAAGTTGTAAAAGCCGGAGAATCATTGATAAACAAATACAAAGGCATGGAGATTCAAGAGCGTGCAAGACAGTTTGTATTGAGCCATTTTGCATGGTTGGAAATCACATACAGAAAGGAGAAATCAAAGAAATGAGCAATGCGTTGAGACGGAATAAAAAGCCAACATTTTACACAAAACAGGAAATGCGGATTATCGGGCGAAATGATTTTGAAAAGAGAAATGCTGATAAGGTTATAGCAAAATCATACAAAGATTTTGTCGTGATTGGGTACATAATTCTGCATGACAAATTCGGTTTCGGACAGGCAAGAATCATCCGGTTGCAGGATTTTTTGAAATTCTACCTAGATGAAGCAGCATCCGGTGGAAATACCGGAAAGGACTTGTCTGTTTATCTGAAAAGTAAATACGGAATCGACATCAAAGAGGAAGTCGGAAAAATTCCGCAAAGACAGTTAATGAACATGTATGCAAAGAAAGGTTTCTGTATCGAGCGTGAAGCATACAGGCTTTCCAGCGCATCGTTGTTTAACTATTTTGCACTGACACTTACGATTCTAAAAAAGGAGTTTAAGATAACAGCGAAACAGTTGCAGTATTTCACGGACAAATTTATTGACTACATCGACACATTGGCTAATTACAAGCAGTTCCAGTTGACGGTGCCGATGATAGCACAGAGTTTGGCGGATGAGATTAAGTTTGTATGCGATTTGGAGGTTTAATATGACGAATAAAGAAAAATATAGGAATGAGATCATAGAACTTGCGGTAAACACAGGAAAGTTAGTATTAAAAAATGGAGAGCCTGCACTTTGCAGAGAAACTAAATGTGAAGAGTGTGATTTTTATGAATCAGATTCGTGCAAAGGAAGTACGTATAATTTTCGCGAATTGCTTAATTCGGAGTATGTTGAGCCGCCTGTTGATTGGACTAAAGTTCCGGTCGATACGCCGATTCTTGTGAAAGACGTAAAAAGCGGCGAGTGGAATCGGGGATATTTTGCAATGTATGAAAACGGCACGGTGTTCACTTGGTATCATGGAGCAACATCATGGAGCGCAGAAGGTGAATCAGATATTGCAAGTTGGAAATTCGCGAAGCTGGCAGAAAGTGAGGAATAAACATGGAGAGATTAACGGAGAGAAATCCGTTGTGGATTGATGATGAAATGTGGGAAAGGGCATGTGAACCAGATTGTGAAGAAATAGATGCCGTATATCGGAAACTCAAAGACTATGAGGATGCCGAGGAACAGGGCAGAATGATTATTTTCCCATGTAACAAAGGAGATAAAATCTATGAATTCTATCGCGAATGTGCAGAATGCAGATTAGAAGCCGGAGAGACACCGGAAGATATTATCAGCATGAGGAGAGTTCGTTATTTTGGGTATGATGGAGATGAAGCATACATTTACGCGTCACAAGCATTACCTGTTCGACTTTTTAATAACGATGAGCCATTTTGTATTCCGGTAAGTGAGATAGGTAAAACAGTATTTCTCACAAAATCCGAAGCCGAAGCAAAACTGAAAGAAATGGAGAAAAATCAATGATTAAAGGAAAGAAAGTAGTAATGAACGACAAATACTATGTGTCAGAGAAAAATAAAGGCAAGATTTTTGAAGTTACAAGTGAGCCGTATAGTGTATGCGGAACCGTAGTTGTAAAGCTGAAAGGCTTAAGCGGCTGTTATGCGTTGGATGGATTAGATGAGGTGAAGGATGGAAGATAGATTTTTATTCCGTGGAAAGCGGATTGATAATGGGGAATGGGTACAGGGGAATCTCATACGGTCAAATGATGCCGAAGTTGGTTATGAAGCAATTATCATTCCAACAAATGACAGCAATATGTATACAAAAGGTGAGGGTAGAGGAGATTTAGGATTTGAAAATTGGCACAGAGTCGATAAAGATACCATCTGCCAGTGTACCGGGCTTAAGGATAAGAACGGCAAGATGATTTGGGAGAATGATGTTTGCGATAGAAAAGAACAGTATCCAGAGATTGTAAAATATTGCAATGGGGACTGGACATTGGATTACAGTTATGCAAGCCATAAGGAAAGTGGGGGTTGTTACTGCAACTTAGGATTTTATGCAGAAGAAAGAAAATGCGTAGAAGTTATTGGAAACATATTTGACAATCCGGAACTGTTGGAGGTGCAGGAATGACAGAAAATGAAGCAATCGAATTTATGAAAAGGTATTTAGATGCTGAGTGTTATACAGATAAATGCGTAAATGCACATATTATAGCAATCAAGTCACTTGAAGAAGTACAACAGTACCGCGCAATCGGCACACCAGAAGAATGTCGGGAGGCGGTGGAGAAGCAGGCGGCGAAGAAACCTATATTTAACCATAACCTTAGTGATACTCTTTCTATATTCCATTGTGAATGCGGAAACAAAATTAAAGTCAGTCACGATATAGGGATAATGAATAACAACAATGCGCCAAATTACTGTAGTAATTGCGGTTGTAGGTTAGATTGGAGTGATGAAGAATGATGTTTCAATCGTACATAAATTTCTTTCTACTAATACTTATAGCCGTTAGGTTAGATATTCTAACAAAATTTGGAGTTAACCTTTTTTGCGTTCTGTCAGTTGTAGGGATGATTGGGCATGAGGTTTTTGATTATTTGAAGAAAGGAGATAAAAAACGATGAGTCTGATTGATGCAAATGCACTAAAAGAATATTGCATGCGTGCGAGTAAATCTGATGATGATTTTAGGAGAGTAAGTTTGGCAACATTGGCGAGCGTGATAGATGTACAGCCAACCGCCTATGATGTAGACAAGGTTGTAGAACAGTTGGAGGAATATCGCGAAGAGATGGAGCAGTTTAAGTGCGGCGGAATGTTGTCAGATATGATCGAGGTTGTAAAGGCAGGTGGGGTCGAGTGACAAGCACAGAATTATGCAAAATGTGTACAGAGTATTCCATTCACTCAAAATGTGAGTACAGAAAAACGTGTAAATTACAGAAGATTTTGAAAGAAAACAAAGATCTGAAAGCAAAAAATAGAGAACTTAAAGCGAAAGTTGAAGAGTTAGAAGTTGAAAAATCATGGCGTGATTTTCCAGACATGATGGGAAAGTAGGTGGAGTGAATGAAATGGAAGAATAAAGCAGTAACAAAAATAACAGGTATTTCGTTAAACTCAAGCGTCAGAGAACTTGCAATGGCGATAAATCATAATGCAGAAGTTTTGAGAGAAGCCGTACAGAAGATAGAAGAATTGAGCGATAAAGTTGATCGACTAAAGGAAGGTGGCGCAGATGACAATTAAACCGATTTTATTCAATACAGAAATGGTTCGGGCGATTCTGGACGGGAGAAAGACCGTGACAAGGCGATTAGTTAAATTCCTTTCGAGAAAAAATCCAAATTGGACAGGGTATGTTAAGGATGGATTGATGCTTTATAACGGAAGGAATGAGCCGTGTATTAAAAAAGCACCATATCAGCCTGGCGACATATTGTACGTGAGAGAATCGTATTCGGAATTGTCCTTTGGATATGTATATAAGGCAGACGGGGAGAATATTGACCATCTTGGAAATGTGATAAAGTGGCACCCGTCCATCCACATGCCGAAAGAAGCCGCACGCATCTGGCTTAAGGTTACGAATGTGAGAGTGGAGCGGTTGCAGGAGATAACAGAAGATCAAACAGAAGAAGAAGGCTTCTTGTTTACGCCGCCATGTTTGCATATGACAGGAGAAAATTACTGTGACATAGACGGGCCATGCACAAGCGAGATTAAATACTGTGATATGGGTGCAGGGGAATTGTTTGGAAAAGTGTTGTGGAACAGTACCATCAAAAAATCTGACTTGACGCGCTATGGCTGGGATGCGAATCCGTGGGTGTGGGTTATCGAGTTTGAGCGGTGTGAAAAACCGGAAGGAGTGTGAGGTATGAGTAAAAGCAGAGCTAGTAAAATGAACGGCTATCGTAGCATGGTAAGCCGTCAGAAAAATGATGTTTTTAAGTTTAAGCCTAAGAAGAAAAAGAAAGGGTGATTCAGAATGAATTTGCTTGAACACTATGTAACAAACATAACTCACGAAGAACCAATCGAAAAGAACGGAATGTTATTTTTCAAGGTTGTATGTGATGTTGATTGCTATGGTAACAAAGAGATTCAGAAAGAAGTTTTGCTTTCAGAAGATGATTATGCAGAAGCTAAAAGTAAGGGCTATTATTTAGCCTAAAAAGAAAGGGTGATGTAGAATGAAGATTTTAAGTAAGAAAAAATATAATCAGTTACTTCAAGAAGTATCTAACAAAGACAATAAAATTTCTGAACTTACTGTAGAAAATGCAATGCTAAAAGAAGAGCTTGAAGATAAAAAGACAAGTTGCAAGGCAAATGTTGGCAAAGAATTTTGTAATGTTTGCAAAAATTCTTACAGTTATAGGAAAAATAGTGGGCTTGTTGCCATTAACTATGTAGGTTGCTTACTTGATGTGACTTGTGAGAAATTTGAAAAGAAATAACTAACTAAAAAATTAAAGAAAGGAATAGGTCGTCGCGACATAAAACCGAGGTTTCCTTTTGGTAGATTTTATGAATTTTGAAAATTATTCTTGTGATAATCAAATGAGCATATTTGACTTCACAAGAGAACCAATTAGCATAACAAAGCCTATCCGATTGATAGAATTATTTGCTGGATATGGTTCGCAGGCTATGGCGTTAAAGAGAATAGGTGCAAAATTTGAACATTACAGAGTTGTGGAGTTTGATAAGTACGCTATTGCAAGCTATAACGCAGCGCATGGCACAGATTTTCCCACAATGGACATAACAAAGGTTCATGCAGAAGATTTGAATATCTGCGGCACAGAAACCTTTACTTACTTACTCACTTACTCGTTCCCTTGTACGGATTTATCAGTTGCCGGGAAACAAGCTGGGATGTCTAAGGGAAGCGGTACAAGAAGCGGTCTGTTGTGGGAAGTTGAGAGAATACTAACAGAAATTAGAGGTAGTAACGGAGAATTACCACAGATCTTGTTCATGGAGAACGTGCCACAAGTACACGGCAAGAAAAACATCAACGATTTTGAGAAGTGGTTGGGTTTCCTGGAAAGTTTAGGGTACACAAATTATTGGCAAGATTTGAATTCTAAAAATTATGGAGTGGCGCAGAACAGAAACAGATGCTTTATGTTTTCATTCCTTGGCAATTACTCATATGATTTTCCACAGCCTATACCACTCAAAAAGAAGTTGAAAGACTATCTTGAGGATAATGTAGATGAAAAGTATTACATCAA